CGACGATGACGACGACGAGGATGACGACGACGAGGATGACGACGACGAGGATGACGACGACGAGGATGACGACGACGAGGATGACGACGACGAGGATGATGATGATGAGGAGGATGATGATGATGAAGAGGACGAGGAGGATGATGATGAGGAGGGTGATGAGGAGAAGGAGGGAGATGAGGAGGATGATGGTGAGGAGGGGGAGCACGAGGAGGCGGTGGAAGGTGCGTCATCTTCCGGCATCTATTTGACAGAGTTGTCGTTACAGAAGGATTCCGATTCAGAGTCGGGGTCGGATACTGGATCGGAGTCGGAGTGCGAGCCTTCTAAATCTAAGCGCAGCATGTTGTGTCCTCCGTACATGAGTATGGATTTGTTGCACGAGGTTGTGCGCAACGAAGTTTCGTCGTTATCGACGTCGCTGGATCGCGAGCGTCGTCGCGCCGACAATCTGCGCGAGTTGAATTTTGTGATCAGCATGGCGGCGTTCGTGCTGGTTCACATGTCGATCACGGTGGTTGGCGTTTCGCTCGCGTGGGCTCGCTCGTCGTGAGACGGTGATGAGTATCGATCGTCACCGTAAGATTTCGCCTTGTTTTTGTGATGCACGTGTCGTTCGATCCTGATCTTCGTGCGTTGCGTCGTCCCTTCGCCTCGGATTCCGGCTCTTCGTCGCTTTCGTCCCGCGCTCAGCTTCGCGACACTCGTTTGACGATGCGCAATTTGTTGGATCTGATGACGGATGGCGTTCGACGCGGCGACGTGGACGCGAGTCGCGCGAGCATGGTGTTGGCGCTGCAGATGGTGGCGGATCACGGCAGCGTGTCGCTGTCCACGTACCTTGCCAATCAGGTGCGCGCACTTTATTTCGAGTCGGTGTTGTTTGCGTCGCCTCATCTGTTAGATTGCGTGCATCGCGGCACGAGTGCGTTGATGAACATCGGTACGTTGGGCATGAGTGATACTCAGTTGGAGCTTTTGTTGGAGTTGTCGGAGCGCATGTCGTTGTGTGTGCGTTCTCGTTTGCCGACGATGGTGACAAATGTGTTGGGTATCGCGACGCAAGCTTCGAGTCGTTTGACGAACCGGTTGCGCGCTCAGCACCCGCATTTGACTGGTTGGTTTCAAAGCACCGAGTTGGTGGAGGCTCGTCTGGCGGCGTGCGTGACGCGCGTGTGGAGTCGCGACGATTTGCAGCAGCTTCTGAATTACATGACGGGAAGCAGCGACGAGTTGATCATTGGCGGCGAGCGAGTCTGTTCGTTTTCGACGTCGGACAAGCCCTGGCAGGATCGGTATTTGGATTGGTATCCGGTGCTGCAGGGCGTTTGGGAGCGCGGAACGTTGCGTACGCAGCGCACCATGTTGGAGCTGCTGAGTTCGCCGCCGGAGTTGATTCAATGGTTGCGCGGAGGTTTGGACACCCAGCCTCTGTTTCTGTACCCTTTGTTGCGCAAGGTGATGTGTGACGACGAGTGGAGCGTGTTGGAGTCTCCGTTGCGTATTCCGTTGTCGGAGGAGGACGATTTGTTTCGCGCCAGTTGCGTGCGCATGCGGGCGGATCTTGGGGATGTGTTTATGTCGGATGCGCTGACGCGTCGTTTGGCGCTGGCTCAGTTGTATTACGGCTGTCGCTCGTTTGAGGCGTTGTCGATGGGCAACGGTCGCTCCGTCACGTTGTTTGTGCCGCTGGAGCACGATAACGCGACGGATTTGGAGCGCGAGTTGGCGCAGTTGTACACCGACTTTGTGGCGTTCCGGCGGGAGGCGACGTCGTTGTCGCGTTCGGTGCCGACGCGCACGGGCTCGGTTCCGACGCGCGTTCGTTTGTGAGGTTCAAGATTTTGTGTTGTGGTAATTAAAAATATCGTGCCGTGGTAGCTCAGTTGGTAGAGCATTCGCTTTGTAAGCGAACGGTCTCGGGTTCGATCCCCGACCGCGGCTTTTCTGTTTTGTATGTTCAGCGAATGAACGGCGAGCGTGCGTTTAGCGTGTGCTAGGGTGCGAGAGTGTGTGTTTTTGTGTGTGTGTGTTTTATTGATTTATAAGCCTCTTACGCGATGGTGGATGTGTACGAGGAGATGACGGACTTGTAGAGTTGCACGGTGTTGAGTGCACCGATCTCGTACAGTCGTTTGATGGCGTACAGTGCGCCGGAGCTTCCGCAGCTGGCGTTGTAGCTGTCTTCGGGTGTGGCGGTGCAGACGGGGATGGTGTACAGCGAACCGTCGGGCAGGTAGACGCACTGTTGTTCGACAAAGTAGCGCAGCACCGGCAGCAGGTTGGTGAGTCGGGAGGCTCCTTCGATGCCGAGGTCGGCGACGGTGACGGCTTCGTAGTCGTCGGCGTTGTTGAGCACCGCGATGATGTCGGCGAGCGTGTCGTTGCTGTAGAAGTCGACGGAGACGCAGTTGAGGAGCGGGCATTCGCCGGGGTCGGTGGCGTCGACGGTGGGGAATGTTTGCACCTGTGTGCGGTACACTTGTGCGTACACGGTGCCGCTGACGTCGCGCATGGCGAGCACGTCGCTGAAGTTGGCGCCGCCGGCGGAGGTAAGTCGGTCGGCGTCGTTGAGTCGGTTGGCGAGTGTGACGGCGCGCGTGATGGCGTCGGTCATGGTGACCTGTTCGACGGTGTGCGGGAACACGGCCGCCTCGAAGGCGTTCACGTCGGGGTAGATCGTGGCGCACTGCGACAGCGGGAACGCCGGCAGTTCGGGTCCGTCGTTGATGCGCATGCTGACCTTGTAGCACAGCAATTCGCCGGCGGTGACGTTGGTTCCGTTCAGGTACGCGGCGACGCGGTCCGGGTTGACCATCGGCAGGTTCGTCAGCACGTAGTTCATCTGCTTGTAGAAGTCCAGCGTGTTGGCAAACTCGCGGCGCGGCATGTAGAAGTAGATGCACTCGGTCCACCCCAGCCCCTGTCCGTTGCGCGCGGTGCGGCCGGCGCTCTGCACCTGTTTCTGGGAGGCGGCGTACGCGCGCGTCGCGTTCTCCACGCGCGTCTGCGCGGTCTCGTACGCGGGGTTCGGGATGCGCTCCTTGGTGACGCGTCTCGCGCCGCCTCGCGCCGCCAGCATGATGGTGCGGTCGGTTTCGATCCACTGCGGCGTCTGGGAAAGCGCCGTGCGCGCGCGCTCCAGTTCCGCGAGGGCGCCCGTTTCGGCGCGCTCCGCCTGCAGCACAGCGCGCGCGTCTCTCGCCTGCCAGGCTTCGCTTCCGGGCGACACGTCGCCGTTACCGAGCACGATGCGCACGATCATTTCGGCGCTCTTGATGGTGCTGATGCCTCCGTTGGAGGGTCGGAAGATGGCGAGTTTCATGGAGGCGGAGTTGGCAAAGGTGTTGCGCAGGAATCGTCGCAGGTAGATGTTGCCGTCTCCCTGATTGGTGACGAGCATCAGGTATTCTTGCGGTGCGCAGGCGGCTCCTTCGGATCGTTGGAAGCTTTGCGCGGCGCCGAGCCGGTTGACTTCGTAGAAAAGAGCGGGTGCGGCGACGAGGCCCTCTTCGGGGTTGCATTCGTAGGCGCTGGCGAACACGTAGAAGAAGGCGCGGCTGCTCTGCGTCGGCTCGTTGTACAGGTCCTGGCGTTGGTATCCGGTGCCGGTTTCGTCGCGCACCTGGTACGACGAGAAGTCGACGAAGTTGACGTCGTCGTTGCACTCGACGTAGGCGCAGCTGAGTGTGACGGCGAAGGGCACGCACTCGTGTCCGGCGAATCCTTCGGTGGTCACGATGGTGTTGAACACGCCGAACGCCACTTCCTGCACGGTGCCGGTGAACGGGAAGTATTGCGTAAAGTTGCTCTGCGCGTTGCCGCAGTTAAACAGCGCGAGGTCGATGGTGTGGTAGTTGCAGTTGGTGGGGCCACCGTAGGCGTTGATGCCGTTGGCGGTGGGCAGTGCGAGGTAGTAGTTTCCGTTGATCTTGACGCGGAAGGTGGTGGCGTTGGTGACGCTGGAGCCGATGGTGTGGATGGTGTATCCGGTGGGTTCGTCGGCGGTGCCGGGTTTGACGGCGTAAGCGTCGTTGGCGCCTTCTCCGATGATGCCGGCGATCTTGACGGTGAGCGTGTAGAATCCGGGCGTCTGCAGGTCCCAGTCGGCGGTGGCGATCTGGTTGAGTTCGTACCACGGCGACCCGGCGGGCGCGATCTCGGTGCGGGCGGTGCCAAACATTTCATTGTCGCCAAACTCGCGTTGCGCGCTTGCCGGCGCCTCGACCGAGTCCTTGAGCACGACGCGCAGCGCCTTGTGCACCGAGATGCGGTCGAAGTACTCTCGCGTGGTGCCGATCTGGTTGAACACTGCGTTGTTGACGAGACCGGCGCGCACGGGGAACGCGGAGTCGATGGCGATGGATCCCGCCGCGATGACGTCGTTGTCGAGTAGGTGCGGGCACTCGGCCGTGAGGTCGAGCGAGTCGCCGATCGCCGCCAGCGACACGTGCAGCAGGCGCGAGGGCGCCTCGCTCGGCAGCAGGTAGTCGGATCCGACCGCGATGGAGTCCAGGAATCGCACGTTCACGATGGCGGGCGTCGCGCTGTACACCGTGTTGGCGGCGGCGTTGGGCACAAACTGCTGCGCGAGCGTGTTGTTGATGTACACGACGGCTCCGGACACGGATGCGACGGTGGCGCTGGCGTGCAAGCCGCCTCCCGAGACGGGCATGCCGGCCACGATGCCGGCGACGCTGCTGGAGGCGGTGACGTAGTTGGAGGATCCCGTCGCCGCCCCTGTAAACTGCACGGGCTCGATCGGCACGCCGGTCGCGGTCACCACGTTGAGAAGCATCAGTCGGTTCACGGCGTCGAGCCACTGCGCGCTCTGCACCACAAGCTCCACGGTGCTGCTGAAATCCGTGGTGTGGTTGTTCAGGTACGCGAGCAGGCGCGTGGCGTTGTCGCCGCCGACGCTGATATCGGTGGGCGTGAAATCGGTCGCGACCACCGTGATCGTGAACTCGGAGGCGCCGGTGGTTTGCACGTCGGAGACGGTGTACAGGTCGCTGTTGCGCTGCACGTACAGCTGGTTGACGGCGATGCGCGCGGTGAGTGCGTCGCCGCTGCAGTCCATGGAGGAGTGCAGGTTGACGTTCAGCGTGGGGAACATGAAGCTGAAGTCGGCGGACGAGGACTGTGTGCATTCGGATGCGCGCGGGGTCAGCGTGGTCCAGCACACGTCGGCAAAGTACACGGGGTCGATACCGGTGCAGCCTTCGTACGTGGTCAGGCGTCGGTTTTCGATGACGTTGTCCTCTTCGTCGCGGAAGGTTCCGTTGACGTCGTTCTGGTCGCACACCAGGCAGATCTTGACGCAGTGCACCATGTTGGGCGTGGCGTTCGGGTCCGGGCGGCCGTACACGATGCCGTTCTGCACTTTGGTGAACTGCATGCCGGCGATGGGTCCGAGCAGGTCGTTGCAGTTAAAGATGTTGGCGAGGATGGCGACGTCGTCCTCCGCGCAGAGGTCGACGTTTTCGCGCAGCTTGGCGCAGGTGAGGTCCGCGTTGCACTCCGTTTCGCGCGTGAAGCAGAAGTTGTACAGCCGGAACAGCGGGATCTCGGGCGCGTCGTTCGGGTTGCAGGCGAACAGCCGGCTGATGATGAGCGGGTTGCACTCGGTGGCCTTGGTGTCGTACGCGACGCTGAGCGGGCCTTCGAAGGTGGCGTACACGGCGGGCTCGACGATTATAGCGTACTTGCCCACTTCGCCGTCAAAGCTGACGCTGACCACGCGCGTACCGGGCACAAGGTAGTAGGCGCCGGCGTAGGAAGCCACCAGGCGCGTGCCGGCCTTGACGTCGGCGGGCAGCGTGCTCGCGTAAATCACCGTCGCGCCGGCGTCGGCGCCATCCACCGCGAAGGCACTGGCATCCTGATCGTGCGGCACGCCGTAGTAGAGCGACTCGGGCACGTTGCACACGTTGAACAGGTTTTCGGTGTCTACGTCGACGTAGTACGGCGCCTTTTGCACGTTCTCGATCCACCAATAGTCGCCGGCGGGCAGCTGCAGGTTCAGGCACGGGTCCGTGCTGGCGGAGTTGCTGGTGCTGTACTGCAGTTCGCGTCCGTCGAAGCAGGGCAGCGTGATGGCGCACACGCGCAGGCGGTGCATCTCCTTCGAGACGGTGAACTCGCTGCCGGTGGTAAAGCCGGCGCCTGACACGACAATCTGCAGGACGCCGTTGTCGGGCGGGCAGTTGGCGTTGCAGTCGGTACCGATGGCGTACAGCGCGTTGGTTTCAATGGATCCGGAGAAGTCCCATGCCACGTACGTGTCGATGCTGATGGCTCCGTTGCACTCCGTTTCGATGTCGGATCCGGTGGCGGCGGGCGCCGGGCACGTCGTCTCGGAGGTCTTTTGCAGCGCAAGCAGGAAGGGGTTGTACGCGGATTCTTCGGAGACGGCGATGGGCGGGCAGAGACCCCATCCGAGGCGCGGGCTCAGGTTGAAGATGGAGGCGTTGTTGCCGTCGTCGTCCTGGCTGATCACGAACGGGAACACGCAGTTGCTGAACTGGTCCAGCCAGTCGAACGCGTAGAAGTTCAGCAGGCAGCCCTCGTGCGTGGACGTTTGGCTGCACGGGTCCACCTGGTACACGCTGATCACGTTCTTCATCGCCATGACAAAGTTCATGTAGTTGTCGCACTGGCTCTCCGGGTTCATGTTGGCGCGCACCTTGAGTCCGTGCGTCCACGCGTTCGACAGCACCGTCACGTTGTCGTACACCTGTCCGGCGGCATCCAGGTCGCGGTAGTAACCCGGGATGTTGTTCACGGTGGCGGCGTCGATCACGGCGGTCAGCAGCTGCGGCTCGGAAGGCGATCCGTAGCACGCGCGCGTGTAAAACACAAAGTTGTAGCCGGGCTGGCGCGACACGGTGATGGCGCGATGTCCGTTTTCGTCGAGCGCCACGCAGTCGGAGATTGCGATGCATCCGTCGGGCGCGGGCACGATGGTTCCGGGCGCGCAGTCGTAGGAGGCCGAGTACACCACCTCCGTCTTGTAAGCTTCAATGCAGTTCTCCTGCCCGTCGAGCACGTTCTCCCACTGCCCCTCGCCGCACGTCTGCACGTAGTTGGTTTCGTACACCACCAGGTCGGCAAACTCGCTGGAGAAGCCGCCCGACACGAGCACGCGGCGCCCGAGGTACTTGTACGCTTCGGAGCGGCTGACGACGCGGTCCAGCGCATCCGGATTGGTGAAGTAGGGGCAGCACACCTGTCGCCAGTCGTAGTTCTCCACCTCGATGCTGAGGGGTTTGAAGAACAGGATGCGCAAACCGTCGTAGCACGGCAGCTCGGCGCACTTGTTGAGCACGTCCCACCCCTCGTTGATGCACGCGCACGCCGTCTCGGTGATCATGTACACGGGCTCGTTGGCGCACGGCGCGTTCACCGCCTCCGTGTTGTCGCAGTCGGTGACGGTGCCGGCCTCGATCTTGTTGATGTACTCGCGCGCGTTCTCGAGGTACTCCTGCACGTGGAACACGATGCGGCGCGCGGTGGCGCCGGACCCGATCGTGAAGGCGTACTCGATGTTGTTCACGACGAAGGAGTCCTCGGTGCAAAGGTTCGCGCAGATGGTTTCCGTGTCGAGTTGGACGGCCCAGGTGTCGGCAAAGTAGCGGCTGTTGTCGGTGGTGTACAGACCGTTCGAGACGATTTCGGTGTTGCCGGCGGCGCACCACGTCCACCACTGCGCGGCGCGCGCGGCGGCGACCTGCTCGTCCGTCGCCTGGTTCTCGCTGCACGCGGCGCGGCTGTTCTCCGAGAAGGACACGGTGATGCCCTCAATGTTGCTGACCACGGTCTGCTGGCTCTGCGTCGGTTCGAAGGTGTTCGTTTGCTTGACGCCGCAGTAGGTTAGGGACCGTTCGATGTTGGTGACGATGGGCGTGACTGTTTCGCCGCCGTAGCCGCCGTAGCACTCGTCGTTGGACTTGGAGAGCGCCATGAGTACTTCACCGTTGACCTGGTACTGCATGGAGTAGTTGGGCAGCGTCTCCTGGTTGCAGCACACCTGCAGCCAGTCGACCTGCGTCTTGTTGTCGTTGGCGTCCAGAAGCTGCAGGGGATGCTCGTTCGAGTTGCACACCTTGACGACGGCGCTGAGGCGCGGCACGTACACAAAGAAGAGCCGGTACGTGAAGCTGTTGCAGCAGGCATCCTGCACCACCACATCCACGCACGTGCACTTGTTGCGGTTGGCGGGGAAGGGGTTGTCGGCGAGCACGATGGGGACGGGGACGTTGTTGTAGAACTGCGTTTGTCCGACTTCTCCGACGCGCAGCACGTTGACGGCGTCGTCCTGGTCCGGCTCGAGCATGCAGACGGTGTAGGGTGCCTGTCCGCACGCGAACTTGAGGTAGCCGACGATGTCGCCGTCGTCGGCGGTGTCCTCGAACACGAAGAGTGTGGCGTCGGCGACGAGGCAGTCTCCGTTGGGCAAGAGCGGCAGGTATCCGTTGGAGGACTGGATGGAGGCGCCGGAGTTGCGTTTGAGGGCGAGCCAGGGCGGCAGGCAGTTGGCGCCCTGCACGATGGTGTAGGTGACCGGTCCGCAGGCGAAGGGCACGTCGCTGAGCGTGATCTGGCAGGGTTCGACGGAGATGTCGGTGATGGTGGTTCCGACGGGCAGGCCGGCGGAGACGAGCACGTCGCCGATCTTGAGGTTGTTGATGTCCTCGCAGGGTACGATGAGGTACGGCATCGGCGCGGCGACGGGCGTGTCCGACACGGTCTGGTTGGAGACGTTGATGTAGATTCGGAAGCTGGAGAACCCGGCGGCGCTGACGGCCTGGTTCAGGTTCAAGACGCATCCGACGGCTGTGGTCACGGTGGTGCCGGCGGCGAAGTTGGTTCCCACGACGGCGTCCCCCGTCTGCACGAGTCCGGCGGTGATCAAGCCGCACGAGTCCGCGGTCAAAGTCACCGCCGACGGGATCGGGAACGTGATCGTCGCGTACGCCGCCGCGTTGACGCCAAAGGCGGCCGCGTATCCGCTTCCGGTGCCGTAGGCCGGCAGGCTCAGAAGCACCGAGAAGGAGTCGGTCATTCCGTGGTACAGCACCGCCTGCACCGTGGTTCCGTTCTGGAAGTTGGTGCCGGTGACGGGGTCGCCGACGCGCAGGAAGGGCGCGAGCGCGTTCGGCACGGTCAGGTAGTAGAGTATGCCCTGCGCGCACGCCACTTCGCCGGCGCCCTCAAAGCGCTTGATGGCGTACGGCGGCGCAAACACGGAAACGCCCATCTCTCCGACCGTTTCGATGAGGCTGTTGTTTTCGTCCACCGCGATGGGGATGCGGCACTCGCTGCCGGTGGGGGCGACGCACAGATTCGGGTGCACGATCTGCAGCGTCGCGTTGGTGAGGTTGGAGGTGAGCGCGTTCGAAAGCACCAGGTTGGGCGCCGCGTAGCTCACGACCGTGGTTCCGGCCGGCACGCCGTTGCCGATCACAAGGTACCCCGGGATCGGGTTCTGCCCGGCGTTCACGGTGACGTTGGTCGCGCCAAACGTTCCGGTGACCTGCACGGCGAACACGGACGGCTCCAGCTCGGTGTCCACGTACAGCCGCCACTTGCGGCACGAAAGGTCCACGTTGTCGCACGACCCCAGGAAGTCCCACGCATGGTCCGCGGCCGTGGCATCCACAATCAGGTTGTGCCACGGGCGCACCGTCAGCATATACTTGGTTCCGGTGCCGCCGTTGCGCGCCGCCGGCTTCTTGGTCACGATCAGGTTGATGCGGTACCGTCTGCCCTCCTCCTCGCACATCATCCACACGTTGCCGGGCCATCCAACGTTCACGATCTCGTCGTAGTACGCGGGCGTGTACGGCTTGTACACGCAGCCCAGACCCACAAAGATCGGGCTGTAAAGCTCCGGGCACCCCTCCGGCACCGTCACCTCGCCGATGCAGAACGTCGGCGCGTCTGCCAGCGTGCCGGCGCACACGAATCCGTTCAGGCAAAGCGACGCCCCCGGGCTCATAATGTACGGCGTGATGGAGATCAGCTTGTTCTGCGTGCACGTAATGATGTTGGAGGACACACTCGGGTCGTTGACCACCACGCACTCCGGTCCCTCATTATCCTGAATCTCGTACTTCAAGCCGTTGACGCCGTCGGTCACGAAGTAGGTCACCTGCAGGTACCCGAGCGTGTAGTAGCACTCGCAGCCGAAGCAAACGTCGTAGTACAAACCGTCCTGCGACAGCGTGATCGAGGAAGCGGACAGTCCGCCCTCGTGATCGGGGCACCACAAAGAGCCAATGTAGGCGTCATCCAGCGACGCGACGCAACCGTCCGCCGTCAGGTCGCTGCGCTTCACGCGTATGCACACCTCGTAGGGCGTGGAGGCCGGCGAGCAATCCGCCACCAGAATGAGACCGGCGTCGGGGTTGGCGATCTCGACGGGCGTCGTGATGGTGAAATCTGCAGCGTCGTTGCACGTCACGTCGGCGCCCTCCACGTCGTTCTCGACAACGGACACGAATCGCAGCACCGAAAGCCACGTCGGCACGTACACGCACGGCGCCGCGGTGTCCATGATCTGCATTTCGAGGCGGTAGTCGGTGAAGACGGGCAGATCCGCGGGCACATTGAAGGTGATGCGCACCGAGTCGGTGCGCAGCGGCGACTGCTCGATGGCGGTGGCGTACAGCACGGCGGTCAGGATCGCGACGCCGTTGGTTTCGTTGTAACCCTGCAGGCGCGCCTGCATGGTGGTCACGTCGAGCGACACCGGGAACATGAAGAAGGAGCTGGCTCCGAGTTCGGTGGGGTATCTCTCCGCCGTGAACCACTTGCACACGTTCACATCGAAGTAGTACTTGCCGCACAGCTGCAGCGGGTTCAGGTACTGCGCCTCTTCCGGTTCGAATCCGATGAGAAGGGGCGCGACTTCGCATTCGTTGGTGACGGTGTACGCCGAGATGAGCGGCGGGCATTCACCGAGGCTGAGTTGCGTGAGCGTGAGCACAAAGTTGCCGCCGACGGCGGATTCGTTGGCGTCGCGGCTGAAGGTGACGGTGGCGTTGGGTTCGTCCCAGGAAACCACCGTCGCGTCGGCGACGCCGGGTCCGCTGACGGGCTGTCCGACGACGAGCTGCGTCCAGTCCAGTCCGGTCACGGCGGTGAGAGTGGGGCTGCCCTGCGTGCTGGTCGCCGTGAAAGGGTCCGACTCGAAGGTCATCGGGCAGTACGGCAGATGCTGCGCGTTTTGCACGCCCGACACGTCATCCAGGTTCAGCGCCCCCTCCACCGCCACGGATTCGTATCCCGGGCACAGCTTGATCTCGATCTGCGTGTCGCTGGGTCCGTAGGTCAGCGCGATGACGTTGAGCACCTGCAGCAGCAGCGACTGGGCGTCGCGCGTCATGACGCGGAAGTCGCTGATGCCGGAGACGGCGCAGGTGGTGACGTTCTGGAAGGTTCCGTTCTGGATGGCGCCGCCGTTCAGCGCCTTCATTTGCAGCGTCACGGCCCACGGCTGCGAACCAGAAAGCGTCGTTCCGTTGAGCGACCCCGTAGCCTTGGGCAGCAGGATGTGGAAGCCGTCGTAGAAGATGGTGTTGAACAGGCGCGGCACGTCGTTGAAGGTGTTTCCACCGCGGTACGCGTTGCCGTTGCCGACGATGACGAGACCGCCCCACAGACCGGAGTCGTCGGGGTACACGCCGGAGACGGGCACGGGCACGAAGCAAACGGGCGCGTCGGTGTCGTCGTTGCCGCCGCAGTAGAAGCTGGCGCCCGTCGCGATGACGAGCGACGCGGGGCGGCGCCCGATCTGCGTGTTGTTGTACGCAAAGCGCACCTCGGTGCCGGGCGCAATGTTGAGGGACACGCCGGCGTGCACGATGACTTCGCAGTTCACCTGCACGATGCCGTACCACGTGGTGCTTGTGGTGATGTCTCCGTTCACGATGGTGTTGGGGATGCGGTAGGGGTGCAGCACGTCGGCGCAGTCAAAGGCTGTGAGGGTGCAGGCGCCGCCGTTGTTGATTTCGACGAGTCCCTGTTCGGGCGCCGGCACGTTGGCGGCGACGGTGGCGTTCGACACGTTGATGTCGTACTTGTTGGCGGCGTACATGTCGGAGGCGGTGATGAGCGGTCCTCCGAGTGCGTTGGTGGCGAGGTACGCTTCGCCGATCAGGTCGCCGGCATTTTGCACGGCGCCTTCTCCGAAGACGACGGGCACGCCGTCGGAAGTCACGTGCGCCTTGGCTACGTACGGCGCGCCGCCCTCGATGGCGAGACCGGCGCCGCCCGCGCGTTCGATCACAAGCGAGCTCAGCACGGATCCGGCGTGCAATCCGTACAGGCCGACGGCGGGGATGGCGGAGTTCGCGCCCGCCCATCCGCCAACTAGCTGACCGGCGCCGCGCACCAGCAGCTTTCCGACGGTGACGTTCCCCACGTTGAAGGTGTACGTCGCTGCCGTGGAAGCTCCCGTCGCGAACTGCAGCCACGGCGTTCCGTTCGCCAGCGTGATGGTCTTCGCCGCTGCGTCCCACGCCTGCACATAGCAGCCGCCCGCGAGCCCCGTCGCCGAAATGCCGTTGCCCGACACGAAGACATCCCAGTCCGCCACAACATTCACCAACTTGCTGGAGCTTGCGGTCCACGCCACCGCCCCCGCGACGCCAACCGTGTTGTTCGACAGGTAAATGCGCAGAGTGGCAGTGTCCACGCTGGTGATGGTGGTTCCCGCCGCAATCTTGGAAACGCCGTCGCGAATGTACATGCCCGCCTCCAGTCCGTTCAGCGCCGAAATCGCCGCCACCGTGATGTAGTTGTTGCCCGCTCCGGCCGACGTCGCCGCCCCGGTGTAGTACTGCGTGTACGCCGTAAAGGTCACCGTCCCGTTGCCGTACACCATCGCCGCGGCGCGGTTCAGGTGCTGGCACCCGGAGTCGCAGGCGTTGGAGGCGCTGCTGACGGGCAGCGACACGACGGTGCTGGAGATCGGGATCGTTTGGGTGGTGCTGACGGTGGTGACGAGCGCCTGGAAGGCGGCGCCGGTCTGCAGCACGCCGCTCTCTGCATCCACCATGGCGTCGATCGGTACGTGAATCAGAACCGCCGACGCGTTGGTGCCGTACTGCAGCGAGTTGGTCAGCACCGTCGCGCCCGTCGCTGCGCTGGAGGTGCTGGAGACCCACGCCCAGCGCGCGCAGCAGTTGGCGTTCACGTCCGCCGCCGTCGTGTCCTGCAACAGCCAGAAGCCGCCCACTTCATCCTGGTTGTCGGTCTCCGCGCCGTACGTCGCGTACGGCTCATTCTTGATCTTGGTCACGAGCTGCGTCGTCTGCGCAAAGTTGCAGCTGCGGTCCACGACGCGGAAGAACGCGCCCCACTGCGTGCGGCTTTGCGCGTTGGTCTGCGAGCCCGACACGTACGCGCTCTCAAACTCCTTGACGTTGTACGTCTCGAGCCAGTAGGAGTCGTTCAGGTTGATGGATCCGTCGCTGTTGTTGATGCGCACAAGCGACATTTGCCGCCAGTACGGCGCGTCCGGCACGCTGTTGATCGTCGCGGATCCGTCATTGAAGGAGCTGAGTCGCACGAAAACCTGCATCTGCTCCGACAGCGTGCACGCCACCACCGTCGCTTCGAACAGGCAGTCGTACCCGGTGTAGTTGGAGTTGATGTTGAAGGTGATGGTGCGCGCCTCCTTGTTCCAGCTGGATACGAGTGCGCATCCTTCCCAGCATCCGGCGCACACCTGCATGTTGGCGGTGAGGGCGGTCCATCCCTCTTCGCTCATGTACACGTTGGTGAGTGTGGCGCTTCCGTTGGTTGTGTCGGCGTTGAAAGTGAACGACGTCAACGGTCCGATGGACGCCAGCGGCACGCGCACCTCCGCGAAGCCCACATTCTGCCAGTAGAACCCCAGCGCCGAGAAGCCATCGGTGTTGATGTTGACGTACGGCGCCGCCACGTTGGCAACGAGCAGCGCATCCACCGTCGTCAGCTGCAGCCAGCTGCCGGTCTCGTTCAGGTTGATCGGGTACACGGCGTAGGAATCGTCAGTGGCGGCGATCTGGCAGTAGTTGGAGACCACCACCATCTTGTCCTGGATCAGCGGGCTGAGCTCGTCCACGCGCAGCAGCAGCGTGAAGCCGCTGAAGCGGATGTTGCTGGCGTTCAGCTGGCAAAGGTCCAGGTACGCCTCGTAGTGCGTTCCGAGCGCGATGTCGACAAAGTCGGTGGATCCGTTGGCGGCGGTGCGCACAAAGAGTCGCACGGGGTCGAGGCTCTTAGCGGTTCCGTTCTCCACGTAGTTGGCGACGATGTACAGTTCCGACACGCCGGAGGCGTCGACGACGCACCCGAGCGGCACCGCCACGCGCTGCCCGATCGCGGCACACAGGAAGGCGTGCGCCCCCTCCAGGTTCGGGACCACGGAGTTGACGAGGCAAACCTCCGCGTCCAGCAGCGACGGTTGCACGACATCCACGTACTTGATGAAGGCGCAGTTGACGCTCTTCCACTGCTTGTTGCCGCAAAAGTCCTCGTCGCGCAGCGCGAGACCCAGCAGCGCGGACGAAAGGTTCTGGCGGTACAGTTCGTCGCCCATTTCGACGCGCCCCTGCCACACCGACGTTTGACCGACGCGCCGCAGCGGCACGCGAATGCCGGTCTGCGTGAGGGCGTCGTTGGCAAAGTACGTCAGGAACGCCAGCAGCTCGTCGATGCGCTGCGGCACGTTGGCTCCGTTGTATTCGTTGCCGCACTGCACCTCCACCTGCACATCCACAAAGTCGCCCGCCGCCACCGACTCCGCCCCCGGCGTCACGGGCACCATGGTACCCGCCCACGCGTCGTTGCTGGTCGGGCGCGTGCGCGTTTCGGCGTTCTGCACCAAGAAGTCGCCCGACTCGTTCTCGCGCTTGACGCCGTTCAACGTCGCGGTCTGCACCACGCGGTAGTAGCCTTTGGGCGCAATGCGAAGCAGCGACCCGGTGATCGTCGTCCCCGTAAACGTGGGCGCGTTCATCAGAAGCAACTCCGATGCATTCTGGCGCACCGACCACGCCGCCACCGCGCCACCCGGCAACGGCCCCGACACCGTCACACCGATCGTGCGCGCATTGTTCAGCGCCGCCGTGCCACAGAAGCGCACCACCGGCACACCGTAAGGATCCACATCCGGGTCCGTCAACGAAAGCCCCACCGCCAAAGAGTTGTACACGGTGAAATCAATCGCGTTTGTCACTCCAAACCAGCGCTTCACGTTGATGGTGTTCTGCTGGAAGGCATTCAGCGTCACGGACCCGGTATCGAAAGCGTGCGAGATCGCATGCCACACCTTGGTCGGCGCCTGCGCAAACGGATAACCCTCTCGCAAGTCAAAGTACGTAAACGTTCCCTCTTGGCTTTGCGAAAACAACGTCACCAACCCCGTCAGATTTTGACCGGGCACCACTGCACCGTAGTTGCCCACCGTGTTCACCGTCAAACCGTCCAGATAGATGCCGTTCTGCACGTACTCCACCGTGTCCGTTTGCGACGTGGCCGTGTCCGTGCTGTTGTAGTAGTTCAGCACGAGCGACGACACGCGCACCTTGCGGGCAAGATTCACCACGCCAACCGGCTGATTGGGCGGCGTCGGCACCTCCAGCAAAATGCTCACATCCACCGTCCCGTCGTTGTTAAAGTTGTCGATGTCGTACGCATACGCCACCAAGTTGCCCAAGTCGTCCACGAAGGCATTGACATACTCTTGCGAGTTGCCGTTCGAAAACATCATATTGATCGGCGTCGCGTCATTGTAGTCGTTGTCGTCGCCTCCCGCAATCAGCCGCTTCAGCACGCGAACGCGCACCAGCGACCCCGCCGGCACAGACTCGCAGTCCGACACCACTCGCCAGCCGGTCTGCGAAAACCAAGAGACTTCCACAGACTGCACGTCGTTCTGCACAATGCTCGCAAGGTTACCCATGACGATAACTCAAACGATCGTTCACTGTGCGAAGAGAGGGGTGTTTTGAATATAACGCGTTGTCACGAAAGTGTAACTCACACCGTCGTATGAGGGAGTCGAGGATATATTCGACGTGCCGATATGTTGTTTCGTGACGAGTTAAAATCAAAAGCTATCGGTGGGGGGTTCGTCGTTCGATAGGTTCTTGCATGTGGGCTCCGGCGCACGACGAATCTGATTTGAGTGGTTCGGCGGTATCGTTTGGCGAGGATAGTTCGTGGTTGGTGCCTCCGAGTGCTGGTTCATTTTTGGGTGGTTATGCGGGTCGTCAGGCGGGGGTGTTGTCTTCGAAGCCGGCGCAGGGTGGCGATGTGGTGGGTGTGCGTCCGATGGATGACGCAGCTTTGCGTGTGGATCCGATTTACGAGGAGCGTATGCGTCGCGCCTCGTTTTTGCAAGCGAAGGCGATCACGCAGGCGGCGCAGCAGTCGAACCCGCGCGGCTTGCCGTTGTCGGGCGTGGTGATGGAGTCGTTTCCGGGTGCGGATCCGGAGGGTGCATCGTTTCAGAACAGTACGCATCCGTCGACGGGGCAGAAGTTGTTGAACCCGGCGTGGGAGCACGTGTTGCGTTACGGTTATCGCGGCGTGCACCCGGACAACAGCGCCGTGTTGGCGCAGGACGTGCAGGCTCGCAGTCGCGACCACCTGTTGGTGCCTCCTTTGACGGCGCGCGATCGCCTCATGTCGATGGTGCTGCGTGCAACTTCGAGTCCGGGGCAGACGTACAGTCCGCACATGAAGCCGCTGGGTCGTCGCGTGGCGGAGTACACCGACTCCCCGTACTTTGCAGAGAATCAGTTGTCGCACGTTGAATCAGACTACGTCTTTACGACACAGAAATCGTCGTGAGTTCGTCGGGTTGCGCTGCGCGTGAGAGAATTCAAGTGTCGAAGACACGTAGAATTCTCGAGTGAAACACGCCGTACTGAGCTGTTCCACAGTGACGTTGTTGGCGTGTTTGCGCGCGTTGTCGTCGTATATAGAATAAATTGTGATCGATTGCGCAAGTATATGATGTCGGCTCCGTGGTCGTTCACTCGCTTTCAGCGCGATGGCTTCTGCGATCTGTTGGTGGTGGTGTTTCATACGGAGTTGACGGAGGCGAGCATGACGATGTTTTTGCACGCATTGAACGATGCGGTGGATTGGGAGGGAACGGTGTCGCGCGGCGTGCGTTTGGGTTTGTTGATTGACACGTCGAAATTGGGTTCTCCGCCGGCGGTGACGGCGTTGCAGGTTCGCGACTTTATGAGTCGGAATCGCGAGAATTTTGCGAGATGTTCGACGTGCACGGTGATTATGGTGCGCAGTCGCGTCGTTCGATTTTTGTTGCGCGGCGTGTTTATGGTGCAGGAGCCTGCTCGTCCGGTGGAGGTGTGCAGTTCTGTGTCGCACGGTTTGGAGCTTTTGTCGCTGCGCTACAACGTCGTGATGCCGGACATCGAAGCGTTGGACCGTCTCGGCGTCAAGTTGTCGGACGACGGCGTCGCCTCCGAGAATGAGCACTTTGAGCAAGCTTCCGATGCCACCGCCTAGATTGCAAGCGAGCAATGCACATATCTATAAGCACACACACACACACACACACACACACACCCCTCGTACATCTCTGCGTTGCGTCTCGTTTCAAGCGTCGAGGTTAGATTGACGTACCTAGCTCGCGCGGTCATGACTCACCTTCCTTCGTCGTGTGAGTGGTGTGTGTTTGGTGGTGTTGGGGTGTGTGTGTGTATGTGTGTGTTTGGTGGTGTTGGGGTGTGTGTAGATATAAAAGACACCAACACATTCAGTTCTTGTCGCGAGTCGTCGCTTCTGTCCGACCTCGAAGAACATGCCGGCCTTGAACACGCAGTACATTCGTTTGAATTTGTCCAACAACCCGACGGTGTCGGGCACTCTGATTCAGTTGAACCTGAAGGGTGCGTTGGATTACATTTTGTATGGTTTGAACGGCAAGAAGGTGTCGTTCTGGTGGAAGCGCCACACGGCGGTGTCGTCGTTTGCGGTGGACCAGAGCTTCCAGAACTCGACGAACGGCGGCATTGCTGGCCGTACGATTGAGTTTGTGAAGGAGCGTGCGGCGGATCTCGCGAAGAATGATTTCGGTCGTGCGGTGTTCCCGGGTATCGGTGTGATTGGTAATGCGCAGACGGGCGACAATGGCAAGATTCTGCACAGCGACATTGATCTGCCGGAGACGAACCTGCAGGAGCCGTATTTCTCGAAGAATGCGGGTTACCAGTTGTATGAGCAGTTGACCCTGACGATCGGTTCGCAGCCGATGCAGCAGCATGTGTGGTGGTCGAACCAGATTGGTTTGGATCTGCGCACGCCGGCGGGTCGCCGCATCTACGAGATGGTGGGTGGCTGGGATGACATTTACACTCGCATCCGCCGTTCTCGCCAGCCGCAGATCTTTTACACGCCGTTCCTGTTCTACTACACGATCGAGACTTCGACGCCGCTGCGTTTGATCAGCTGTGCGTTCCACTCGGTGAAGACGACGCTGACTCTGCGTGGCATCAAGGATTTGATTGCGTTCCCGGTGTTTTCGGATTACACTGTGAATGACGTGTATGTGCATTTGCCGTATGTGCCGACGATCAAGGATGACCCGGATATGTGGTCGGTGTCGTTGTACTTGGGCGACAAGGTGCAGAACTCGGACGTGGAGGTGACGATGTTGACGGAGTATGTGTACCTGGAGCAGGCGGAGCGTCTGCACATGGCGAACACCCCGATGTGTGACATTATGGAGCAGCACACGTGCTGCGAGATTACGTACACGCAGTCGGTGGCTGCTTCGGAGCCGGCTCGTTACGGTTCGACGCAGGAGTTTACGCAGGACATGCACTTCAACGTGCCGATCAAGGAGTTCTGGTTCCAGGTGGCGCGTGAGGCGGATGAGGCTGCGAACCAGCGCGGCAACTTTGACGGTGTGTATGACCCGGTGACGGGCGAGATGCAGGATCCGATCAGCTACTTGGCGATCCAGTTGAACTCGAACTTGAAGATTCTGGCGGACCCGATCTACTTCCGTTTGGTGCAGCCGTACCAGTACCACACTCACTTGCCGACGGGCTACTTCTATGTGTACTCGGCGGCGATCGACCCGGAGAACCTGAAGGCGACGGGCACGATCCCGGCGGGCAAGTTGGATTCGCTGCAGATCTTGATCGGTCTGCGCGGCACTTTGTTCACCGCAGACTCGCCGCAGGTGTACGTGCGCATTTGCGCCGTGGGCATCAACTTGGTGTGCTACTCCAGCGGTCTGGCGACGAAGGCTTTCCTGTCGTAAGTTTCGTTGGTCGAGCGCGTTCGAGGTCGACGAGGGGGTATCGAATCGCATTACACTCGTCGCTTTCGTTTGCGTTCGTTTCTCTGTCACGCGTGCGTCGTGTTGCGCTGCGCGTGAGAGAATTGAATTGTCGAAGACACGTAAAATTCTCGAGTAAAACCCTGCCGTACTGAGCTGTTCAACAGTGACGTGTTCGGGGTCGTCGAGTCGTTGCATTTCAAGTTGCTTTGCGGGGGCGAATTACATGACGTGTCGTGGCTGCGTCGGGTTGCGCTACAGGGGGCAACACTACAGCGGTGGTCGCTAATATTGTCCAACATTCGCCTCCTGTAGATTTGTGAGAAGCGGACGAGATAGCGCAAACGATGATACAGAAACGTTTTATGGTGCATTCCTCTACGTTTCCGCTGAAGCGTTTGCTCTGATTCGTCCGCACTGTTCGAATCGACTCATTTCGAAGTCGATGTGCGTGGACCAGAATAGTGTTGCCCATTGCAGCGAAGCGCCACAGTGACGCTGAAGATCCGTTTGTTTGCTGAAAAACGTACGCTTCTCACAAATCTACCAATATACATCGCTCTGGTATTTCTAGGGTCTGCGCGGCCGATCAGTCAATTGTGCGCCTTCGTCATCTTCGCTTTCGCTGCCGTCTTCGATGAGGGGTCCATGTGCTCCTCGAGCAGTAAGTGCACTACTTCGGGGTGTAAATTGTGTTCCTGCTGCGCTTTGTTGTCCAAAGGTTCGTTTTGTGAGTGCAGAATCTTGAGGATTTGCGGCGTCGGTCAAAGCTGGATTTGCGGCGTCGGTCAAAGCTGGATTTGCGGCGTCGGTCAAAGCTGGATTTGCGGCGTCGGTCAAAGCTGGGGCGGCGGCGGCGGCAGGCTGTAAGAATCTCGAAGCCGGTATTGGGATTGGCTGTTCTTCATCTGTCAGAAGCGGCAGAAGCGGCTCCGTTTGGTCGTCGAATCTTCGTCTTCCGGATGGCGCAGCTGTATGTTGATCATGTTGCAAGTTGCCCCGAATGCGAAAGATTGCGTCTTGTGCGTTGGATTCGTGTTGCAGTGCGAAGGTAGTGGATTGTAATCCGACCTGCAGTCTGCGCAATTCGTCATAGTTGGATCCCAAGTGTCGCGGTGTGAAGTTCATGGCTTGCAGTGATATGCGGGGGGCAGCGGCTGCCGCTGCTCTCGCGTTTCGCAAAATTCGCTCAGCTTCGTCGGCAGCGAGTTGATTGTATCGTGGCGGGCTGGAGGATCTTTTCCGCATCTGTCCTTTACTTTGTGCAAGGATAAAGAATAAAAAGGCTCTTGGACTTGAACATGGATTCGGTGTTGGGTGTGGCGACGAACGTGGTTGCGGCGCCGATTGGTGTCATGATTGGAATCACGGTGGTGGTTTTGTATGTGGCGATCGTTCCGATCGTGTTGGCGGACGACGCAAAGGCGGAGGGTCGCACGCGCTTGTCGAAGGGCGAGCAAAGTCGCCTTGCGTTGGCGGTGATGTGCACGTTGGCGGCGGGTGCGATTTTGATCGCCACTTCCGTTCTGATGGGCGGTGTGCTGATGATGCGGCACACGTTGACGGTGGGGGGTGCCGCGGCGCTGGCGGTGGAAGGCCCCAAGTTGATGCAGAAGCTCACGACGCAAGCCTCCATCATGTGCGGCGTTCTGATCATCATCATCATCACGTCGCTTGCCGTTTCGTGGAAGATGTACGTCGGCGACTTTTTGGAGTACGCAAAGAAGGAGTGGTACAAGAACAACAACAAGATGTTGATTGCGTCGACGACGCTGGGCGTTCTTTTCGCGCTCGCTCTGGTCGGTATCATTTCCGCGATGCAGTACGCCAACAAGTCGATGATGGTGGGCTCGTTCGGTTCCGGTTTCTTGAAGGGCATCCTGGGCAAGAGCGTGACTGCGTAAGTTCGTGTGAACAGTGCAGTGTCAGCGACTGCAAGAGGAAAAGCGACCGTTGCAGCTCTGTTGATCGGCGGTATGCAAATCTTCATCAAGACGCTGACGGGCAAGACCATTACGTTGGACGTGGAACCGAGCGACACGATTGAGAACGTGAAGCAGAAGATTCAGGACAAGGAGGGCATTCCGCCTGATCAGCAGCGTTTGATCTTTGCGGGCAAGCAGCTGGAGGACGGGCGCACGCTGAGCGACTACAATGTGCAGAAGGAGTCGACGCTGCATTTGGTGCTTCGTTTGCGAGGCGGTGCATCGTATTAGAACAATCGATTGTGTTTCATGTGCGTCGAGTTTATTTGAATGACGAGTTGGGTTCACGTGCGCTTTTATCGCCGAGGGGTCCATCGTTGTGCGGTGCCTCTGCCGGCTCCGTTGCGCATCCATTGTGGCGCTCTGCCGGCGTTGGGTGCGGCGGGTAGTGGTGGCAGCATGAAGGCTCCTTCTGCGCTTTGTCCTCGCAGGGCGGCTTGTCGTCTGGCTCGCATTTGGTTTTTGGTGACGCGTGCTCGTTCTTCGGTGCGGTCAAAGAAGTAGACGTCGTGCAGCCACCACAGGAATGACCAGCACATTTTGTGTCGTCCGTCGACGTAGCTCAGGTCGGTGACGTAGTGCACGTAGATTTGCGACGTGACGGAGTTGGCTTCGTCGTCCTTGATGCGCACGAGGGCTCGTCGGTTTCCGGTGGCCATGGCGAAGACGCCCTTTCGTTTGGAGCGCGAGTCGCTGAAGAACTCTCGCTTCGGAATGATGCTGAAGAATTCGGTGTGGTAGTTGGCGATGGAGTCTTCGCGCGTGGTTTTGAACACAAATACGTGATGCGCCTGCATGCGCACGGCGGGCGGGATCATGAATTCGTACTGCACGGTCATGTAGGTTCCGATGCCCATGTGTCGTCCGTTGTTGATGAGGCGCTTAAACTCGCGCGTCTTGAAGAAGGCGGTGTCGTACGCCATGTCGTCCAGGTACAGAAACGACATGGGCATATTGTCTTCGTTGTACACGGTGGACATGTAATGACCAAAGTCGAGAAACATTTTCAGCAAGGGGATGGTGAGTTCGGGCACGATGAGGCTGGACGGCATGATGCGCGACAGTTGCTCCTGCCCCTCCGTGGTGGGGCACACGGCGAGTCCGTACGTGTAATACTTTCTGTGATGCAGCAAAAGGTTCAGCATCATGACCGACTTTCCGGACCCGGTGCCGCCGATGGCGATGTTGATCTTTCGCGGCGGGACTCGGCGCTCCAGCATGCCGGGCGCGTCGTTCAGGTATCCGATCGTGATGGGCGCGTCCTCGCCCGCCGCCCTGCCGCCGCCTTCCTGTTCGCTTTCATCGTCGCTTTCCTGTTCGCTTTCCTCGTCGCTTTCCTGTTCGCTCCCCTCGTCGCTCTCCTGTTCGCTTTCCGATCGCCTCGCCTCCAACTCGTAATCCTCGTCATCCGTCAGCTCCACGTCTTCATCCTGACTGCGCGATTTGCGAGACGCGCTCTCCCGCGCCTTTTGCATAAATTGCAAAAACGAAGAGGCAACTTCCGCGCGACGCATGGATCGCTACGTAAATGTACGTTTTGATTTGTAACACGTCGCTACACGTCGCTTTGGAGTAGCTCGGACGTTTCATCTTAGCTACGCATGTCGGTCCTCGAAACGACCGCTCCAATACGACGCAGTGGTCCACGCGATTTTGGTATACTCAAATAATTCGATTCGATCCGTGCGGACGACGTCGGTGCAAACGCTTCGACTGACACGTAGGAAAATGCACCACAGAACGTTTCTGCATCTTCGTTTGCGCTCGTCGCGTCCGCTTCTCACAAATCCACAGAAGGGGAAGGATGAACAAATTTTAGCGGCGACCCCCTGTAATTTCGTCACCGTGTGAAATCAGCGTCGATGCGTCGTCGTCGCGACGAGGACACGTGCGTGATTTGCTGCGAGTCACCTGCCCATCGCATCGTGTGTCCGCACTGTGCGATTGTGTCCTGTATGAACTGCGTGGCGCGGCGCACGACGTACCCGATCAATGCGTGTTGGAGTTGTCCGCGCTCGTTCACGCTGACGTTGGCGGACGCCGCCTCCGTGTCTCCGCGCTCGTTGTTGCACGCCCGCCTGCGCGCCTGGATCGGCAGTCAAAGTTGCGAAATGGATGACGACGCCCTCAATCACCTGTTGATCGGCGTGCAGGGCATCCGCATGTGCACCGAGGACCGTCCTGCGTTTGTGTTGCACGACGCCCAGCGCGCGGAGGAGTTGATTTCGCTCGACATGCAAAGTTTGGCTTGCGTGTGCGGCGTGCGCGTGTCGGTGTACGACATCAACTTTGAGGAGTGCATGTCGTTGTCGTGCTCGTGCGGGCGTTATCTTTGTGCTGTGTGCGGCACGCAGAGCGCCACGTCGGAGGCTTCGCACGACCACGTGCGCATGTTTCACACGGAGGACCTGTTCATGACGCCCAAAGATTACTTTGCGTTGCAGGTGTTGCGCGCGCAGGCGTTGGTGGTTTCGAGTTGTTGGTACTTGGATGTGGATGTAAATTCCATGTGGCTGATGTTGCGCGACGGGTTTCGCAGCTTGATGCAGCGCGCGGGCGACGCGTTGGATCGAGACGTGCAGCGGTCGCTGGCTTCGTTGCAGTGTCCGCTGGAGAGCGTCATGAAATGCTCGTGGTTGTCGACGTTGACTTCGACGTTGTACAGTTTGCGCGCATCTCCGGCGCAGAATTGCGCCGTGTTGGCTCGTTTGATGCCGTCGCCGGAGGAGACTGATCATATGGACGACTTTGAGTTTCTGCAGATGGGGGGCGGGTCGGTGCTGGGGTTTCTGGTGCAGTACAGTGCGGGCAGCAACGTGTTTGAGCACGCCGATTTGCTGCAGGTGATCGTGCGAAGCAGCGCGGCCGTGGCGGAAGTGGCGGAGACGGACGCTCAGCTCGCGATGCAAAGCGTGCCGTACGCGGTGTTGGCGGCGCTGGAGTCGGTGGTTTCGCGCACGCCGGCGCCGCGCCCCAACACGTTGGGGTGGATGTCGTGGACGCGCATGGCGTGCGAGTTGCTGTCCATGTCGCCGTTGCATGCGCGCGCGGCGCTGCGCGACGTTTTCATGACGTGGCGACTGTTGTTGCGTCAGCAGCGTTTCCCGTTGTCGCGCGCGCTGATGGATCGCGTGGGTTGCGGTGCCATGACGCACGACGTGCTGGAGCGGGCTGCGGAGTCGGACGAGGAGGCGGTGCAATTTTGGTTTGCGTTGCATCGACCGTTGGTGACGTCGGAGGCGGTATTGGATCGTTTTGTGCGTGTGTGCGTGGGCGAAGCGTCGGGTTCGAACGGCTCCTTGTTTATGCAAAGCGTCGTGGCGTTGCAGGAGAACGATGCCGTGTCGCGCGTGACGGACCGGGCGACGTTTCACGCTCGACTGCTGCAGTACGGCGATTTGGTGCATCCCTTTGCGCGACTGGATGCGGCGGTGCAGTCGGAGCCGGAGCCTTTGCGCGTGGCGTTGACGCTGCTGTACGACAAGCCGCGCGGCACGTATGCGTCGTTGCGTTTGAGCGATGTGGTGGTTGCGCGCGTGCAGCAGGCGTCGGAGTCGTCCTTGCAAGCTTCGATCGGCATGGCGGCGTCGATTCGTCTACGCATGTTGACGGCGTTGTTGGTGTGTCGTGACGGGTGTGTGCGGCAGTGTTCTGCGAGTGTGTGGGATATGTTTTCGTCGAAGGAGGCTTTGGGGGCGTTGCGCGCGGTGCACCGATCGTTGGGCGTCGACAGAAAGCTGCAGTGGCGATGGTTGGTGTCGGCGAGCGGCGTGTTGGACATGTACGTAAAAATGCAGGAAAGCGAGGGTTAAGTTCGTCGATGCGTCGCCGAGTTCATAAGCAAAAGAGGAGGTTGAAAAAGAATGGAGAAGGGTGCGGCGGCAGCGGCGGCGGCGGCTGCGTCGATGGATTCCTCGTCCGAGGAATCCGATCACGATGACGCTGCGTCGTCCTGTTCTTCATCCTCGTCTTCGAGTTCGTCGTCCTCCTGCTCTTCGGATTCGTCGGTCTCGTCTGACGATTCTCTGTGCGTCCGCAAATGTGCGATCGACTGGCGCGCCTTTCCGCAGGCGGATGTGTCGACGCGTCGCACTCTTCGTGCCTTTATTGCGTTCGAGAAGTTGCCTTCTTCCGTCGCGCGCCGCGTTCGCGCGTCGGGCTGCGCCAAATGGACGATGGAGGAGCTGGCGTTGTGGTTGCGCAACATGTCGCAGAACCCGCGAACGGGGGAGTCGATTCAGTTGCTGGGTCCGACGTGGACTTCTTTGCGGGACTGTGCGCGCGCGGCTGGTTTGATGCGCGGCGGAGCTTTGTGGCGCGAAGAGGAGGACGACGACGACGACAGTTCGGACGATTCTGACTCATCAACTTCGAGTGACGCAGACGGCAAAGATTCTTCGGTCGACGAAGGTGCCGCAGCTATGGCATCCAGTGACGACGACGACGAGGATGATGAGGATGAACTGGGTCATCGTCGCGTTCGAACGCTCACGTCTTCGAGATCGAAGTCGCGCACCGGCGACGCCAACGATTCATCTTCTTCTTCTTCAGAGGAGGAGGAGGAGAAGCGTGCTGGCGGCGACAACGACGTGGCGAACGACAAATGGAAGCGCATGTACGAGCGACTTCTGCAGCAAACGCGCGAGAGTGTGTCGCGCCGACAATCGCTCGGGGCACCTTAAGTTTGTCGGAACCTTTGATTGTTACGGCTCTCCGTCACGTGCAAACAGGTCGAGATCTTGTTTTCTTTGCGCGTTTCGCATCGCTTGAATCAGTTGCGTATAGAGTTCTTTGGATATCTCCCCAGATGGCGGCACGGCGACCGTTGTCTGTGAAATCCGATTCATGTGCGCCACCACCTTTCTGGCGTGCTCGTCCGCTCTCGGTTTCAATTCTGCGCGCGTGAGGGCTACAATGTTGTCAAACAGTATGCGTTTGATGGCAGCTTGTTTGTGCAAGTGGAAGGCATGATCTTGATCCATGGTTTGGATTTGCGTCAGGACTTGATCAAGATCATCTTCGTCCCTGTCTCCGCCCTGCAAGGCGTGTGTCGACGTATACGCCCCCATGTTGTGTTTTACATTCATAGCGTCGGTGACGAGTCTGCCTCTTGTTGTGCAGGATCATGGTTAAAAGAGACAACGCGTTTCAGCAGATTGCATAGCTGCTGCATTATGGGTCAGAAAAGTTCGAAGACTCTAAAGGGCGGTTTGACGGGTCAGGAACTTGGTGAACTCGGCAACGCGTTTCAACGTCAAGAAAACCCTGTTGATTTTCTGCACAGTCTTCAGAGATGGTCAAATGGCGTCCAAGCTCGTTCCTACAATGATATGATTGCATACTTGGATCAATTGATGCAACAGTTAAATGCACTAGAGGCAGACGTGGAGCAAATTCAGCAGCTTGAGCAACAGAACGAAGCTTTACGAAATCAAGTAGCAGCCCTGCAACAAGCTGCTACCAAGCATGCTGTGGCTCTTCGAGCGCAAGCGGATGCGCATGCAGCGGCTCTCGCACAAAAGGATACTGAAGCTGCCGATGCTCGGGCTCAATCGGACGCGGAATTAGCGCGCAGACAAGAGGAGATAGAACAAAATCGAAGAGCAGCTGAAGTTACAGCAGCACAATTGCTTGCGGCTCAAAGAGAGTTACTGCAATCGCAACAGGCTCTTGCAGCTTTGCAAGAGCGCTACTCGGTTGAGCGTCGCAACGACATCATTCACCTGCTTTTGAACGAGATGCGTCGCTTGAATGTGACTTCGAGTCATGTCGATGACGTTCAACCTTACTTTGTTCAGTTTGGAAATTGTATCGAGGGCATTTGGAAGGTGGCATTGGGTGTAGATCCTAAGCTGAACATAACGCAAATTCGCAGTGGCTGGACTTATAGAGCTATCATGGACGCAAAAAATGCAGGGGCTGTTCAGGTCAAGCAATTATACGATGTTTTTTGGAAGAATGTCAATGTCGACGATTATGCCCCTTTGATTGGTGCTGAATATCCTGTGGATGTTGGAGCTGTCGGTCCCGTGTATGACAGACGTCCAGGAGATAATGAGAATTACAATGCGGTTCCAGCGGGGACGGCGATTGTGCCTTTAAGACAAGCTGGACGTGGTGCTGGACGTGGTGCATTGGGTGCAGCGGGTGCAGCGGGTGCAGCGGGTGCAGCGGGAGCAGCGGGAGCATTGGTACCTAGACCTAAAAGAACACAATTACAATATAATGTGAATGGACAAGCAAAGACTACACAGGTCGTATTCCCGCTTGGTACAACTCCGGCCGCAAAACAATACATAACTCAAGTATTGGCAAGTAGCGTTAACTTTATGTCCGATGAAACTGCGGTAGCAGTCATCGATACAATGATGGATTATTCCCCCGAAATGAACCGAGTGAACAGCGCCCCATCCGCGGCGGATTTCATCGGGCGTGTTGCTGAACTAGTAGGGTAGCAAGAAGGTCAAATTGTAATCGCCTAACAAAACGATCGTGAGTTTGACGTCGAAATGTCGCGCGATTCGAAGATTAGCTTGTCTCTTCGATTTTCAAATGTGCGGGCGTCGAAAGGATCGCTTCGTTACGAAAAGTTGCGTAACTTCAGTAAAGAAGAAGGATGTCGGTGGACTTGGGGATCGTTGCATATTATTACGATCGTGACACCGTGACTTCGATCAATACGTCGGGTGTGGATGACGCCGCGATGGCGTTGATGCGTGTGTTGATGGGTGGAGCTTCTGCGTCGTCGGGTGCTTCTGTTTCGTCGGGTGGTGCAGGTAATCATCAGGAGGCGCTGGATGCGTTGCGAAATCTCATGATGGGTAAGATTGATGCATCGGCAACCGCTCTGCGTCAATCGATCGGTTTGGTGGGTAACGACGTCGGAGCCTTGCGCACGGAAGTCGCTGGTTTAGGTCCGCGAATCGCCGCCGCATCGAAGGACGGTTCTGACGCGAAGGACATGGCGACGCGCGTGGAGGCAGCTTTGCAGGTTTTGCGCAACGCCGGATACGTGACGCGCGTCGACGCCGACGCAGCTTACGCAGCAAAGAAGTCTGTGACTGGTCTTGGTCATGCAATCGGCAAGCTGCGCGGTCAGATTGTCGACATCACTGCGCTACTGGAACGTGTTAATTTGGATCAATTGGCGCAGGAGGTTGAGGCTCTTAGAGGTCGCCTGGACGCTCAAGATGGATTGGTGGAGCGCATCCGGCAAGCGCACGAAATGGTGACGAATAATCTTATGCGAGGCTTGTCGACCGCGACGGACAACGAGTTGGCAAGGATTGTTGATTTCCTGGAATTCGAATACGGAGTTTTAGATAGGATGGGTTTGAACGATGATGAATTAGAACAACGCAAAGACAACATCGCTAGAGCGTTGAGTAATATCGGTACATCCATGGAACTTCAAAACATTCAACGTAGAAATCATGATTCTTATGTTGAAGCCAAAATCGCTCAAATCCGCGATGAGCTGGTGCGTCGACAGGCTGCCTAAGCGACAAAAGAATGTACATGTGTGGCTGCTGAAAAGTTGTCCAACCTTCTCCACCTGTAGATTCGTGAGACGCGGACGAAATAGCGCAAACGATGATGCAGAAACGTTTTATGGTGCATGTATCTACGTTTCAGTCAAAGCGTTTGCTCTGACTCGTCCGCATGGTACTAATAAACTCATGTCGAAGTCGATGTGAGTGGACCAGAATAGTGTCGCCCACTGCGTCAGGTTGGACCGATAGGTTTGAGGTCCATTTGGACCGAGAAAACCTCGAGTAAAACCTGCCGTACTGAGCTCGCGCAGCGCCACAGTGACGTGTAGCTGCGTCGGGTTCGTCGGGTTGCGCTGCGCGACTCGACGCACGTCGCTTTGGAGTAGCTCGGAGCGTCGCGATTTCCACGACCTTTTATCGGACCTTTCGGTCCTCAAAAGGTCCGCTCCAATACGACGCAGTTACGTTGGGGCGGGCCTTTTGAGGAACGTCACGCGAAGTTAAGAGAGTGTCGTCGCTGTGAAAAGCAAAAGCGGCGCGTATGGAGTATACAGTTTACAAGTTTGATTCTCGGGTGCCGAACGTGCACCCTCGTGTGTGGGGAAAGGGGGCGTGGATTTATCTGCACACGAGTGCGTTGACGTATCCTTCGGATGACGATTTGAGTTTGGAGGCGTCGAAGCGTCGCGTCGCGTTTCGTCAGGAGTTGCACGATTTGCCGTTGGTGGTGCCGTGTTCGGAGTGTCGCGGGCATTTGGCGCAGGAGTTGAGTAAGGTGAACATGGATGCGATCGGTTCGTATGACGCGTACAATTCGTTGATTTTGTGGTTGCACAATCAGGTTCGGTTGCGTCAGGGCAAGTCGGCGATGTCGGTGCCGGATTTGATGGCGTGGCTGCAGAAGGAGGGTTTGGAGTTGGGTGCGGACTGCGACGCGTGTGCGATCCAGCCCGCCTTGCGCTCCGAGAAGCGTCGCCCGAAGTTATCTTCCGCCGAGTCGTACAAGGTGGCGACGGTGGTGTTGTCGGTGGTGCTGGCGGCTTCGTTGTTGTGGGCGGCGGGTTCGTACGTGACGAGTCGTCGCCGTCGCCGCAGCTAGCGAGCCTCGTTGTGCACCTCCACGAGCGTCGTCATCATGGCGGCGCGCGCTCGTTTGCTGGGTGCGCTGGTGCTGGTGTCGCTGACGCGTCGCTGCGTGCGGTCTCTGCGTTCGCGCGATCCAACCGCAAAGTCGCCCACCGTGATGCCGAGCGGCACGAGCACCGTGTCAAGGCAGTTGGGCACGCCGCCCTTGTAAAAGCCGCGCACGATGCCCCCGATGCGCCGCTGCTCCTTATCGCTCATTTGACAAACTGTTTCCGCGCTCGTGAGCAAAAAGCGCGTGTAGCAGTACCGATCGATCTCGTGATAGTAGGCCTCGTTCATGTCGCTTCTTCGGCAAGTGCGTTATCGTCACGTGTCGTAAAGTGTAGCCCCGAGCTACTCCAAAGCGACATGTGGTTGCACAATTGCAAAGTGTGAGATGTCGTCGTCGCCGTACACGTTGCAGGAGTTGTTGCAGGAGTTGGGTCAGCGCGTTTCTTTGCAGGACTGGTCGAGTGCGGCGACGTTGTCGTTGTCGGGTCTTCGGTCGTTTCGGGATGCGGCGGAGCCCTGCAGTGAAAATTTGTTAAAGTTGTATCTGCATGCGTTGTCGATTCCGGATCGCGACGTCATGTCGTCGAGCACGCAAAGTCTGTTTGCGGATGCGCTGCGTGCCGCCTTGTCCTCCGACGCATCCGTTCGGCCGTCGAACTCCATGTTGGCGGACTGTTACAGCGCGTTAACATTTTACAACCTGGAGGTGTGTCGCTTTTCGGAGTCGTGGCTGTGTGCGCAGCGAGCAACGATTCTGTACAACAACGTGTTGGAGCGGAGTGTGCCGATGGAATTGACGTCGGTCAGCGCGCTGCTGAACGCTCACTTTCACCAGCCTTTGCAGGCGTTGGCGTTGGCGGACGTCGTGGCTGCGTCTGCCCCCTTGTTGGCGTCGGAGGAGTTGATGATGCAGGCGGCGCGCGTGTTGTCGTACTTTGATCTGGGTCACGACGTGATGTCGCGTTCGTTTGCGCATTCTGCGTACGACAATTTGGATTCGTTGTTGGCGGCGCCGCTGGATGTCGGCTTCGGCGTGCACCTGTGTTGGGTCTACTTTTGCATCATGCAGGCGGAGATGGCGTCGCTCATCAGTCCTCGCGCGCCGCTGCGCTCCTTCAAAGATCACGTTCCGCGCGTTCGATCTGCATCGCAGCAAAGCAGCGCGGCGCACAGCGTCTTCCATCTGTTGTCGCGCACGCTGATGCAGCTGCAGAACCCAACCAACGCCGACCAGGCTGCCACTGTGCGCGTGCTGCAGGGCATGCAAACCGTCCTGCGCGCTCTGCACGCGATCTCGCACGCTCCTGCCCCCTTTTCTGCGTTGGAGCTGATTCCGGACTCTTGCGTTGATGCGCCTTCGTGCGACGGTGCATCGGTTCCGATGTCTCAAACATTGAATTTGTTGACTGGCTGTCTGCGCGGCGTCAGTTTGTCGGAGTCGCAGATGCGTTCTCTTCGCGAGGCGACGCCGTCTCCGCGGATGTTTCGCTTCTACGTGTCGTTGCACCAGGGCATGACGGCGCAGCGAGCCGCGGCTTCGAAGGCGACTGCGGCGCCGGACGCGGCGGGTTCGAAGCGTCGCTCAGACGACAGCTACGAGGAGGAGCACGCGCCGCCGCACTGCATCGTGATGTGATGATTTTTTCGCTCCGACGACGACGACGCCGTCGCTTTGCGTCGTATTGGAGCGACCCTTTCGAGGCCCGCAAGGGCCGATGAAAGGTCGTGGAAATAACGACGTACAGAGCTACTCCAAGGCGACGTGGAGTAGCTCGTACGTTTCATCTTAGCTACGCGTGTCGGTCCTAGAAACGTCCGCTCCAATACGACGCCGTCGCATATATCGAATGTGAGTGTCGAAAGCATGCAGATTGCTAAGCGTGAGGGCATGATGTCGGTGTTGTCGCTACTGTTGCGTTCGGGATCGGTGTGTGTGTTGTGTTTGGCGTTTTGGCAGGATTGGGTGTGGTCTCGTTCGATGGAGGATGTTTGCGAGATGCGTCACGAGTTGCAGCGAATGTATCGGGAGGCTGCGTCTCGGTCTCCTCCGTTGCGCACGGTGTTGGACGGTCAGGATCCGATGTGTGTGTATGCGGAGGCGGAGTTTCAGACGTGGAGTCGTTTGTCGCCGTTGCCTTTGTGGGTGGAGTTGCGTCGTTGTGTGGATTTTGTGCACCGCGCCTCGCCGCTGTTGGACCAGGAGGTGGCGCGCGTGTATGCATCTTACTTTGCGCGTTTGCGGGCGCGTCGCGGCGCTCCTTGGATGGGGACGGTGCGACGTCCCTTTATGTTGGCGCTGGTGAGTGCGTGGTTGTACATTGGATCCGAGTTGTTGTTTGGGTGAGTGGTGTTGTGTGGTTTGTCAAACGGAGTCTTGTCGATGTTGCGCAGCGCCACACGTCGCTTTGGAGTAGCTCGGAGCGTCGCGATTTCCACGACGTTTTGAGGACCGACATGCGTAGCTTAGATGAAAGGTCCGAGCTACTCTGAAGCGACGTGTATAAAAAGCAAAGCGTCCGCATCAGTTGGTGTTGGTGGGCGTCTTTTCGCAAAATATTTCGGGGGGTGTTATGATCATGTACGTGGGTCGTTTTTTGGATTGGATGCGTGAGCACAATGTGGAGTTGTCGGCGGGCGAGGAGTTTGAGGCGAGGTTGTCGGTTTGGATTGCGAACGACAAGTTGATTGAGGCTCACAATGCGCAGGGCAACTTGACGTCGTATCGTTTGGGTCACAATCGTTTCAGCATGTGGACGCGCGAGGAGTTTGCGTCTCGTTTCTTGACTCCGATGGAGTTGCAGGGTGTGAATGACGCCCCTTTGTTGCACGTGGATTCGCCGTCGACGTTGGTTCCGTCGTCGTTGGACTGGGTGTCGCAGGGCGCCGTGACGGGAGTGAAGGATCAGGGCAGTTGCGGTTCGTGTTGGTCCTTTTCGACGACGGGTGCGTTGGAGGGTGCCTATTTCATTCGGAACGGCAAGTTGGTGTCGTTCAGCGAGCAGGAGTTGGTGGATTGCGACGGTCTTGATGCGGGTTGCAACGGTGGTTTGATGGATCGCGCCTTTCGTTGGATTCGAAGCAACGGCGGTTTGTGTACGGAGGGCGCGTATCCTTACGTGAGTGGATCGACGCAGAAGGCTGGTTCGTGCGCCAAGAGTTTGTGCACGTCGGTGAGCGGCAGCGCGGTTTCGAGTTGGGTGGATGTGTCGTCTGATTCGCAGAGTGCGATGTTGACGGCGGTTTCGTTGCAGCCGGTGTCGGTGGCGATCGAGGCGGACCAGGCTGCGTTTCAGTTGTACAAGAGCGGCGTGTTTACGGGTACGTGCGGCAGCAATCTGGATCACGGCGTGTTGTTGGTGGGCTACGGCAGCGACGCCGGCGTGGATTACTGGAAGGTGAAAAATTCGTGGGGCACGGGCTGGGGCGAAAGCGGCTACATTCGGTTGCAGCGCGGCAAGGCGCAAACGTGCGATCAGTGCGGCATCCTTTGCCAGGGGTCCTATCCGTTGTTGTGAGCTTCGACATGTCATGCCGTTTCTCAAATCAATGTAACTTGCACCTCTCCGCCCCCACGTCGCTTTGGAGTAGCTCGGAGCGTCGTGATTTCCACAACGTTTTATCGGACCTTTCGGTCCTCAAAACGTCTGCTCCAACGTCGCTTTGGAGTAGCTCGGAGCGTCGCGATTTCCACGACCTTTTATCTGACCTTTCGGTCCTCAAAAGGTCCGCTCCAATACGACGAATACGACGCACCCCTGTCACACGACGACGTGTAAAAAGCGTGCACCCGATGCGGGACTTGAACCCGCAACCTTAAGGTTAGAAGCCTTACGCACTCTCCAATTATGCTAATCGGGCATCCACAAGCTCGGAAAATATTTTAACCGTTATCGAAGCTCCTTATCGTGACCGTTCCACTGTGACGAGCCCCTCGCCCACTCGCCCACATTGACTATCATGTCGCTGCAAGCGGAGCTGGATGCGTGTCGTCGCTACCTGATTTCGCAGATGCAGGACGAGAAGCAGTGGCTTTTGAGCACGATGCAGCGAGTGGAGCGCGACTTGCGGCTTTATCAGTCGGAGTCGATGTCGCCTTCGATTTCGAACTTGCGTCGATTGCAAGCCTCCACGCAGTGTTTCATCTGTGAAGACACATTGTTGCGCTGTCTGTTGCGCTGCGTGGAGCTGCAGGACCGTATTGCGGATGCGATGCGCGCGTAATTGAATCGACTGTTTCTTACGTTGATTGATAGTTTCCGAGCGTTCTGCATCCTCCTTCGAATCTTTTAGGCAGTGCGAACGCGATGGGTGGTCTTTTTCCGAGCGCCGTGACGGGTCTCGGTGTTTCATCTTGCGTGATGTTGAAAAATTCTTCGTAGCTGGGAGTTGTTGTGGCATCTGAGCATCTAGCGATGGCGTCCGGTGCGTCAGGTCGCAGAAGTTGCAGCAGTGAGTCGCTGCACGAGTAGGCTTTCAGGTTGCGCTCTCGTTTTGCCAGCGCTTGAAGTTGCGCGACGGCGTCTTGTACGTTTTCGATGTCGAGGATTGCGTGCAGTGGCTGACCTGGGCTCCACTGTTCGATCAGAAACATTTTTGCGACGGAGATGGCTTCAACAAATTGTTTGCGTGTTTCTCCGTTTTCGATGCCGTCGAGGATGGTTTCGGGTGCGTCGCTTCGGTCGTAGTCGGCGCCGAGTGTTGTCGGTTGCAGGTCTTGCGCTTCGAGGTAGTCGTCCCTTTGTGCGGTGAGAAAGGCAAGCGCCATGAGTCGCAGCAGTCCGTTCTCGACGCCGTTGATGGTGTTAAATACCGCCGCCGTGAAGGAGTCGGGTGCCGTCAACGAAGTGTTCATGGCGAGCGCCATGTAAGCCATAAAGCTGAACGTTCGGAACGTGAACGTTTGCGCCGCTACATTTACGTCAACGATAATGCCACGCAGTGTGGAGGCGTAGTTGCTGGTGCGGACCGCAACGCGCGACGTGTACGGTATGCACCACGTGACGCGTACAACCCTCGTGCGAAGCAAAATGTGTTCGTTGATGTAGACAAAGTCTCCGGAGTCGGTCCTGCAGAACGATTTCTGCGGCGGCAGCGGTTGGCTAAGGTCTGTGACTTCGAGGTCGACGTCGGCGTTGCTGTGTACTGTTTGTACGACGTAGGAGACTTGCTTTCCGCTGGGCAGCGTGAGCGTGACGTTTTGTCCGATCTGCACGTCGGGTTGTTGTCGTTTGGGAAACATTTCGATGCTTTGAGATGTCGCTTCGAGATAGACAGAGTATGGCGTTCCGCTGCACAGGGTTTGCAGAAAGGCGTTGGGGTTGGGGTTTGCGGCGTATCTTCTTGACGGCGGCGCCCCCGCAAGCGTCGGGTATTCTTTGTACAGAATCTTGGAGAGCGCGTTGGGTGCATTCTGCGCGGCTGCCTTTTCGTACTGAATGAGGCAGAATGGGTTTCGTTTCCAGTACTGCGTCGGAAGGTTTGTGATAAGTTGCCGCAGCACCTTCAGTCCAAAGGCCATCACTGGTTTCAGTTGTGCATTCAGTTCCTCCATGAAATCGGCTCTTGCGTTGCGTTCCTGCGTTCGGAACGCAAGTTCGGAGCCAGCTTTGTCGATGCGTTCCTGCAGTTCATCCACGATCATCTTGTTGGCGGGCGTCGGATCTTTCTGAAACGTTTGCGTCGCCTCGTCTTGTTCGTGCAGCGCCGCTTGAATGCTATCCTTCAGGCTTTCGATGACGGATTTCAGCTGGTCGAGCGATTCGAGAGGGCGAAGCAAGCTGATTTTGCGTTCCTGGAGCAGTTGCTTGTAGTATTCGCAGTCCTGCATGTACTGCTCTGGAACGGCGCTTTGTGTGGCGGCAGCGAGCAGCATGTTGACGAGCGCGGCGTCGTGTTCTACATCCTGTTCTGCATCTTTTATATCTTGGTTCAGCTGTGCGTTGTACCATTCGGTGTGTTGCGTTCCTCCTCCAGTCAGGGCGAGTGCTTGTCTTGTGTACCGCAGGATGGCGGGGTGTAGAGGCGAAAGGTTGATGGTGTCGGGGATTTCTTGAAGAATGGCTTTCATGGCTTCTATGTCGTTTCGCGAGGTTGGCGTCGTTTGAAGCCGCAGAATAAGCTGCCGGAAGGCGGACGGTGGTGCCGCTCCTTTCGTGATTGCTTTTGGTGCGGCTTTTGCGGACGCGCTTGTCTTTGCGGCGGCGGACGTTCTGGCGAAGGAAGCGCCGGTTCTGGCGGTGAACGTGGAGGATTTGGCGGCGGCGGTGGCGAGGGGTTGGGCGGCTCCGAGTGCGTTGGTTGAGGAGGAGGGGGAGGAGGCGTAGGAGGATGGAGTTTCTTCGACAACGACCGCTCTCTTTTTGGTGGATGCTTGCAACTGTTGTGCAAAGAGTGTTTGTTTTGGCTCTGCAGCCTTTTTTGGCTCATCTTTGCGTCCGGGGCGTAGTGCGAAGGGTTTGCCTTCTGCGTTGATCACCTTTTTGGTCAGTTCCTGCATGAAGGCTGGCTTTTTCGGAAGCGCCGTCATGAAAGGCGCCGCCTTCTTTGGCTTCTCGGGTGCGTCGGCTTCGAGTGCGCGCCCACTTGTCTTTTTGGCGGCGGGTGGGACGTCGCGCACGAGATTGCGCGCCACGCCAGAGAAGAGCAACGGAAGGAAATCGTTGCCCGACATATCGCCCCTTTTTATTTCAAAGCTGCATAGACGAGATTGTAACTGTCAGAGTTGAATTCCATGCGGGATGGAGGTTGTCCAACGCCGTGGCGTCGTGTTAGCTCCGATTAAGGATGAGTTGAGTGTGTTGTGGCGCAGCTTGCCGCGTGACGCGTTGTTGATGGTTTGCGAATACGCTCGCCCTCGCCCTCTATTTTTCGAGCGAGTGGACGATGCGTGTTTGATGCGCGTGGTTTCCAAGGTGCGATGTGTGCGCGACGAATCTCTTCGTGTTCGTTTGGTGCGTGTATCTCCGCTGATGCAAATGTCCACGATGGTGTACAGTTTGCTGCACGAGTTGTACCCCGACATTTGGCAGGACTTGATGGATTTGATGCACGACTTCGAAGGCTCCTTTGCGTCGAGCGGTTTGCGTTGCGTGCACCGCGTCAGCGAGCGTTTGTCGACCGTGTTGGACCTGTTGGTTTGTGCGTTCTCCATCTCCATCATACCGCCGTCGGTGCAGTCGTACGTGTTGCGCTACATGATCTTGTCGCAGGTGGGTTTGCGTGCGTTGGCTCGTATATTGGTGATGTTGGAGGGAAAGGAGGAGTGGGAGGGGGAGGGGAAGGGGGAGTGGGAGGGGGAGGCAGGCTCTTTTCGCGACGAGTATGTCGGTTTCGCGTGTGGCTCTTTGCCGCGCGTGTCGCACGAGTGGAGTCGCATGTGCGAGAAGTCTCCGTTGTTGTACAATTTCGATGCGCGCGAGACTCAGTTGTACAGCATGTCGTTGAGCGACATGGGTGTTCCTCGTTGCAGCGCTTCTTTGCAGGCTTCGTTGAACGAGTTGCAGTCGTTGCGCGAATCTCCGGTGCCGGAGAAGACTCTGTTGGGTGTATTCCTGTTGCGCGACTTGCGTTGTCTGTTTCGACGCGGCGACGCGCGCGATGTGTCAGAGATCCGTTTCTACGAGCGGCGAGGTGACTTTCGTGTTTTGAGTCGTTATCCGTGGTATTCTGTGAAATCTCTGTAGTCGTTTCAGAGTGTTACGCGTTGAGTTGTTGCAGGATGTCGCGCGCTTGTTGGTCTGCCCATTCGTCCACGTTGTCGGCGTTGGTTTCGCTGTGGATCACGATGACGTGGTGTGGGTGTCGTTTGTGCAGTAGCCATGCGTCGTGTCGTTCGTGCAGTGCTTGCAGGAATCCGACGTCGACGGCGTTGGTTTCCGCTTCTCGCGCGCGCGCTATGACGCGTTCGGCGCTGCGTTCGGGTGTGGCTCGCAGGTAGATGACGGCGTGCAGTCCGTTGCGTACGGGTTGCAGCATGGTTTCGTGCGACATGAGGAAGGTCATGATGTCGTCGTACACGTGCATTTCGACTTCGTCGACGGCTCCGGTTCGGTGCAGATGTTTCATAAAGATTTCGCGATCGGCGTGTATGCATCGTTCCATGATGACGAGTTCGGGTTCTTGTCCGTCGTGTTGTGCGGCGTATGTTTCGATGCACCGGCGCAGGTGTCGCATGCGGCTGACGCACACGAACCACTGGAACATGAAGGCGTACTTCTGTGGGTTGTTGTAGTACATGGTGAAGACGGAGTCGTCACCGAAGATGGGGGTTCTCCATTCGTCCACGGGTTCCTGCACGACGAGTACGCGGCCTCTGCTCTGTCGCTCGATGGCGCGCAGCAGCGTGCTTTTGCCGCTGCCGATGTTGCCTTCCAGGGAGACGAGGCGCATTATGGTGACAAAATCGGAAGCTTCCGCGAACGGCGACGAATGCGTGTGTTTATTTTGTTTTTCGTTTTTCGTTTCGACGATCTTCGTTTAGATTCTCAGAGTTGCGTCTGCGTCGTATTGGAGCAGACGTTTTGAGGACCGAAAGGTTCGATAAAACGTCGTGGAAATCACGACGCTCCGAGCTACTCCAAAGCGACGTGGAGGCGGCAACGTCACTGTGGAACAGCTCAGTACGGCAGGTTTTACTCGAGAATTTTACGTGTCTTCGACACTTAAATTCTCTCATTCCAACCTGACGAAGGGTCGTCTGGGCGTTCTTGGTGCGCCCGGACGATGGCGTTGGTGAGAAGGTGAATGTTTAGTTCCGGGTGTGGGTGTGGTTCTCCGACGCGTCGGTATTCTTGTCGCAGCGTGTCGACGAGTTCTGCGTCTTCTGTGTGTTGTTGTTGTTGTTGTTGGTGTTGTTGTGTGTCGAGTAGGTTGGCGCGGATGGCTCGTTCGAGTGTGTGTGGGTTGGAGGTTTGTAGTGCGACGTGAAGTGGCAGAGCGTTCCATCCCTTTTGTTGGGCGTACTGCAGCACGTCTTCGTGTTGTAGGATGGAGAGGAGTGCGGGTGTGGGGATGTAGAGTTGCAGGTATCCGTCCATGGTGACGATTTCCTTGAGCCAGAAGGTGTGTGTGAGAACGAAAAGTCGCGGTTTGCCTTGCAGTGACTTTCCGTGATGGTTTTGTGTGTAGGCGCGCGCGATGGCGGCGGGCGAGCAGGATGTGTGGAAGGGGTACTGTGTCTTTCCGGCGCCGACGAGTCCGCACCGGTACAGTGCAGCGACGTGCAGTGCGATCCAGGGTGGTGCGGTGAGTGCGTCGTGTTGTAGCGGGCTGCGTTGCAGTTCTTCGAGTGAGTAGTGTTCTTTGGCGGCGGCGAGCAGAACGTCCGCCACGTTGCCGTCGGCGTGCAGCAGGATGGAGTCTTCGAACGCGCGCAGATGCGGCGCAAAGCCGCCGTCTCCCGACACGAGTACGGCGCACGTGTCTTCGTGGTTGCAGCGCTCCATTTCGCGTTGCAGCAGTCGATCGGCTGCGTTTTTGCCGGTGGGTGCGACGATGACATCCATGTTGTGCAGCGCCAGCGTGTCGATGAGTTCCTGCGTGAAGCAGCACAGTTTTCCGCATACGACGCCTCGTGCGGATCTGGCGTGCGGTCGCAGTGCGCGCAGTCTGGCCATCATGCCGTGCACGTCGACGCTGGCTCCGCTTCCGGTGTTTTCCGGGTCCCAGAAGACCACGACTTCGGAAGCGTGCGGGGGCATGATGTGTGAATTTGGGAATCGTGAGGGAAGATTCTTTGCGTCGATTTTCGTAACTCACGTGGTGCGTTCGTACCCGAATTGGAGCGGAATGTACATGTCGTCAAGTGGGTGCGTCGGCATCGATTGAATGGTGGTTGTCAGGATGCCGCGTTGCCAGATGAGTGGGAAGGTGGTGGCGTAGGTGATCAATTCTCCTTGCTCGTTAAGATCCCCGATTTGGCAATCGATTTGTTTGCGCATGGGTAGCAGTAGTCGCTGCAGCTTTTCGGCGCCTGTTGCGCTGACGATGTAGGCGTGCAGCTGGAAGAAGTGGTGTACGCGTTGTATGCCGTCGACTGACGCTTGGTGTGGCAGATCGCGGTTGAACACTCCGAGGTTGAAGATGTCAAAGTCGAGCGGCACGCGTTGCAGGTATTTCGACATGTTGAGGAAGGCTTCCTTGTTCCAGATGAAGTCGTCTTCAAGTATGAGTGCGTTGCGGCATTGGTCGTTGATTATTTGTCGGTAGGCTTTGAGGTGCGACATGAAGCATCCGACCATGCCGGGGCTTCCGAAGTCGGCGCATTTTCTGCGACCTCCTGTGACTTTGAAGTGTTGCAGTTGTTGCATGGCTTCTTCGGAAAGGTATTCGTGTGCTTGCGAGGGATCTTTGCGCAGGTCTACGGCGTCGATGCGTTTCGGTTCGATGCCGACCTCTTGAAAGGCCCTCTGTGCGCGTAGCCATCGATCGGGCATCGACGCCAGGTTGATGACGTACACGCCGTCGATGGGCACGCGCGCTTCTCCCTCTCGCACCCCGAAGGCGACGTATGTATCTTCCGCGAAGGTTTGCGACGTCGCCAGTCCCATCGCGGGTATATCGTTTGCGACCTGTTTACTTCAAACAAGAACGTCTCACTTCTTTAGTAGTCTACGTCACTGTGGATTTCGCTATCGTTGTCGCTGTGACCATCGAGTCCGAATTCGGATCGCACGGAACGGTCGGAGTCGTAGTCATCTTCGTCGCGCGCTCCGCCTCGGCATCCGCCGGCGAGCAGACTTTCGAGTTCCTGCATGGTTTCCTCCGCGACGGGTTCGCTGTTCAGGCAGCTGAGTATTTGCTTCGCCTCGCTGGACGGGCGCAGTTGCACGCGCAGCTTGCTTTGGTAGGTTCGATTCTTGCTGCGTCGGTGAATGTCGTGTTCTTCGATGCACTTGCGCGACCGGCGCAGCAGGTGCGCCCAGTAGATGGCTCCGAGTTTGGAGTGTCGCTTGGATCCGAGCGCTCGGTTGTCCTTTTCGGGCGTAAACATGAAATGGTTGTGCAGTTCGTCGGCAAGTCGTTTCAGTTCCTTGCGCACGTTGGATCGTCCGCTGTCTCTGCCGTGCAGCAGGAGTTCGTTCAGCAGCTCTCCGCGCGCGACGCGCACGACGTCGCCGCTCACCTTCTTGAGCCAGATCACAATGTTGGGTTCGGGCACGGCGATGGTGTACATGTGTTGGCGCGTGCGCACGCCGTCCTGTACATTTGTCAGTCGTTCGACGTTGACTTCTTCGATGGGCGTGAGCGACACGAGCATGCCGGGTTTCACGGCGTCGACGGTGTTGGTGTCGGCGTCGAAGGCGGCGGCCCCGTGCGCGATATCTTGGTCCTCGGCGTTGGGCACTGTGTCAGACTCTCCGAGTATCTGTACAAATCGGTTGGCAATTTCAAAGGTTCCGTCCGCCTTGCGCACCACCTGCGGCGCAACGATCGCCTTCTGACCAGATGCAAATTGGAAATACTTGGGGTTGGCGGCGATTGGGTCAATGGTTGCATTCGACCTGTTCGGGTCGATCAGTCGCTCGATGATGCTGTCTTTCAGTTCAACGGGCACGAGAAGCGTGCGAATGGGCGACGCCCGCACGTCGACGACGTTGCGATCCCCAAACTGGTCGTCGCGCAGCTGCTGATTTGTTTTGTCCAGTCTGCGCTGCGCCTCGAGCAGCATCAAGATGGCGAAGCGTTGCTGCACAAGGTACAGGTTGATGGCTTTGAGGAACAGCGGTCTGTGTTTGTAGCGTCGCGCAATGTCGAGTACGGAGCACGCCTTTGCGGCGCGCGTGCGTTCGACGACGAAGGTTTGCGTCCGTGCCCCTCCGCCGAGCGTTTGTTCGTCCTGCTCGTCCTCTGAATCGGTGATTCGGAGTCCTCCCTTCATGGCGTTGGACACTGTGCGCATAAAGTCTCCCTCGAACACGCGCACAACGTCATCCACCTCATCCTCGTTCTGCACCGTACTGAGTTCCTGCAGAAAATCGTCAATGTGGCTCGTCAAGTTGTCTTGGTTGACTTCGCTTTCGGACTTGTCGAGTTCGCAGCGCATTTGTGCGGCAAGGGTCACCTTCTTGCGTTCGGGCAGTGCGTCAACTCTCTGCGTGAGTTTCTGCTTAAACGCGTCACGGTGCGTTTGGTTATCGGGCACGCAGAAGTTGCCGGCGTTGGTTCGAAGCGGCGCCACTTTGTTCAGTACGGATCGCAGCACCGTTTGTTCGCGCGGCAGTCTGTATTCGGTGGTTCCGATGGGGCATCCGGCGTCGACGACGGCTCGGCGCATGCGCTCCCGCTTGGAGGGTGCCTGATGCGACCACTGTGGCTGAACATGTCGCTCCTTCAGGGCGCGGATGCGCTCCTGTCGCAGTGTCTCCAAGGAGCTATAAGGCCGGTACATGAAAGCGATGACGTTTCCTTTTATCTTGTACCCGTCACTGTGCAACAGCTCAGTTCGTCGGTCTACACTCGAGTTTTTCGGTGCTGCGTCAGGTTTGGAATGAGAGGTTTGAGGTTCAGTTGGACTGAGAAATCCTCGAGTAAAACCTGCCGCGCAGCGCCACACCGTCGCTTTGGAGTAGCTCGGACGTTTCATCTTAGCTACGTGTGTCGGTCATCAAACCGTCCGCTCCAATACGACGCAGTGACGACGATTACGGTGTCGTCAGGTTTTGCAGGGCGGTTCGAAGTAGCGCGGCGGTGGAGGATACTTGTCGGAATACGCTTTGGTGTTGTCGTTGTTGTTCTTCGGGTTCGTCGTCGTCGGGTGCGAGTTGCATGTCGAGAAGAGCCTGTGCGTTGGCTCTTTTTTCGGCGTGCAGTACGAACGCGAAGGCGTCGTCGATGGTGCTGACGGCGATGAGTCGGTGAATGTGTGATTCTTTCGTTTGTCCGATGCGGTAGATGCGAGCGACGACTTGGTCTTCGTGCGTCATGGGGTTGGAGGCGGAGGCGGAGTCGACGAGTACGAGATGTTGGCAGCAGGAGAAGTCGACGCCTTCGTTGCCGGCCATGGTGCTGAGCAGCACAACGTCGACGTCGCGCGCTCGGAAGGCGTCGACGACGGCGCCTCTGGCTTTCCAGTCCAGCGCCCCGGTGAACATGGCGACGCGCACGTCGGGCATTTCGTTTTGTAGTTCGCTTCGAATCGACTCGAGCACCGAGACGAAGCGACTTACGATCACGACGCGATCCTGCACCTCTCTGCAGATGCGCAGCACTTCCTGTCGTTTGGAGGCTCCGCACGTGACGAGTCCGAGCGCGTTGACGGCGCTGGCGTACCTGTCTCTGGCCTGTTTCATGACGAAGGGCGGCGCGTGTCGTTCGGAGGCGTCGATCAGTGCTGAAAGCGCCATCTCCATGCGTTCGTGGCAGGATCGGTACTGTTCCTTTTCTTCGAGGTTGAGTGTGATGGGGATGTCGATGTCGTGTCGCGTGGGCAGTTGAATGCCTTCGCTGAGCAGCGTGCGTCGCAGCAGCATGGAGCTTCTGAGTACGTGTACGACGGCGGCGCTGAAGTGCAGGTCGAAGCCGCTCCAGAAGTCTTCGGAGGCGAGCAGCGGGTGTTCCTTGAAGACGATTTGTGCGATGGAGCAAAGTTCCATCATGTGGTTGCAGACGGGTGTGCCGGTGAGTCCCAGTTTGGGTGTGTCGTGCGGGAATCTTCGCAGCGTTCTCCAGAGCGCGGAGCCTGCGCTGCCGGAGGCGCTGCGTCTTCCGTTGCGCGCCTTGTGCACTTCGTCCAGTATGATGAGTTGGAACGGCACGTCGGCAAAGATGGTGGGTCCGTCGAGTGCGTCGGAGTTGTTGGCGTCGGCGCGCAGTGTTTCGTAGGTGGTGAATACGAAGCGAGCGTGTCTGGCGGCGCCGGTGAGTTTGGCGAGTCTGTCTCTTCCAGCGTAGACGAATGTGTCGCGCGCCATGTCGACGCTTTTCCAGTGCCGCGCGATTTGTTCGCACCAGGTGGCGATGAGTGCGGAGTTGAGTACGACGAGTACGCGTCCGTGTTGTGTGTGTTTGGGTGCGTCGGGAAAGGTTCCGCACAAAAGCAGCACGGCGGTGGCGATGGCTTGGTACGTCTTGCCCATGCCCATTCCGTCGGTCAGCAGGAATCCGTGCGCCTCCGCGTCGCGCAGCATGTGCAAGACTCTCGGTGGGCACGCGTGCGTGTCGGGCACGCAAAGTCGGCGGTACACGAAAACGTCCAGCATGCGTGCGATGGAAACTTCTTGATGAGGTAAAGGAATCGTCAACGTGAATGCCGCGCACGCGTCTCGAACGTCTTCGCTCCGGATTTGTGGGGCCGCCGTCGTCTGCATCGGCGTTGGTGTATGCGTCGGCGTTGGTGGTGTCACTTTTAACGTGTGTGGTGGTGTGGATGAAGTTGCGTGTGTCATCGGTGCGTCGCGTTCGATCTCGGGTGTTGTTGATTCCGGGCGTGGGCGGCACGGCGCTGCATCAGCGCGACGGTTTGCTGCGTCGTCGCATGTGGTTTCCGTTGTCGTTGTTTGCCCCGAAAGACTTTTCGGTGGCGCAGTCGTGGCGCGAGCGTGTTCGTGTTCGCTACGTCAAAGAGTCGGGCGACTGGTCGAGTTCGTTTGCCGTGGAGATTGATCGCGACGTGCGTGCCGTGCGCAATTTGACGAGTTTGATTCGTTCCACCTTCTCGGACCCTTTCGGTGCGTTGGTGGATTCGTTGCAGCGCAAGGGTGTGACGGTGGATGCGTTCGGCTACGACTTTCGGCGCGTGACGGGTCGCGAGACATGGCGCGTCGTTTGTCGTGAGTTGTTGTTTCGATTGATGTCGTTGCACCGGGCGGGTGGCGGCGCGGGTGTGGTGGTGGTGGCGCACTCCTTTGGCGGCGTGTTGTTTCGCGCCTTTTGTCAGGAGTACGGAGCGGAGGTGTCTCGATTTGTTCGTGCCTTTGTGGCGGTGGCGTGTCCGTTTGCGGGTACTGCCTTGTCGCTGCGTACTTCGTTGACGGGTTCGACGTTGGGGATATGTTTCTTGGGTCCGAAGGGTCAGTATGCGTGGTTTGCGGATTTGCTGAGCAACATGAGCTGTATTTTGGCGACGTTGCCGCGCAGCGTGGATGTGACGGTGCAGCGATTGGACGGATCGTGTCGTCGCGTGACGGAGTTTTCGGAGATGGGTTCTTTGTTGTACGAGGCTGGGCAGTTGAATGCGATGCAGGCGTGGGTGGAGAATGTGCGTGGGTGGTTGGATCGTGCGTACTACGGTGATTTGAAGTGTGTGCGTCGCGTGTTGGTGTTGGTGGCGTCGGGTATCGCGACGCCGCGCAGCTTTACGTTGCAGGCGAACCGCGAACCCAACTACTTTGGTGAGCACGACACGTATTCCTCCATGTATACGTCGCGCGTGTCGGGTACGGAGGACGGCGACGGCATGGTGTCGGTTTCGTCGCAGACGGCGCGCGTGCCGGAGGATGCCGTTGTGTTATCTGTGCAGGGTTACGATCACAACGGCGTGTTGTCGAGCGTGGAGTTGCAGACGCTTGTGTGGCGTGCGTGTACGGAGTGACGTTGTTGCGCGCGACGAAGTGAAGGGAAAGGGGGTGTCGTATTGGAGCGGACGTTTTGAGGACCGAAAGGTCCGATAAAACGTCGTGGAAATCGCGACGCTCCGAGCTACTCCAAAGCGACGGGCGAGGGCAGGGGGGAGGGGTGGTGTGAAACGATCTAGTTTGTCGGTTCTTTGATTGCCTGTTTTAGCGGCGCGCGACGAGAGCTCGTTTTCTGAGGTTAATATGTGTGGGCAGTGTGAAGGTGAGTCCGCTGCGTGCAGATGTTTTCGCATTCCGATTCTGTTCTTCGCTGGTTTGTCCGTACAGAAGAGCTGCGTAGGCTTGGATGACGGCGGTGGCGGCTTCGGCGCCACCTCCTCCGCCGTTGGTGCAGCTGAAGGGGTTGCGGAGTGCGGGTGTGTACGGGATGGCGACGTTGCCTCCGCATTCGTCGACGACGGCGTTGGGGCTGCTGGGTGTGAGGTGGAATCCTGTGACGGAGCAGACGTTGATTTCGTCGCTGGTGTTGTTGGTGTAGGTGATGGTGACGCGTGATCCGTCGGCGGTGGTGTTGTTGGCGGAGAAGGGGAATCCTGAGAAGGCTCCGACGGCGGTGATGAAGGCTCCGGGTGTGAGTGTGACGGCGCCGGTGAATTGTATGCGGAATTGTACGGTTCCGAGTGGCGGCACGATGTCGGCGTTGGCGACGAGTTGCACGTAGTTGAAGGTGACGCTGCTGTAGGGGTTGTAGAAGGTGATGGGTGTGGGTACGTTGGGAGTGGAGTCGCAGGGGTCTTTGAGTGTGTCGGTGTTGAATCCGAGCAGTACGGTGGAGCAAAGGTTGAGTGTGGCGGGTGCGGCGTTGAGTGTGCAAAGCAGCGTGGAGGAGAGTGTTGCGTTGTTGCCGGGGATGGTGTAGACGGTGCCTCCGATGTTGGCGACGACGGCGCCTTGTCCGACGACTTGGTCGGTGAAGGCGACGCGGAAGGTGACGACGGAGCTGGATCCGGAGTCGGCTTCGAGTCGCACGTCTCGCAGGTTGGTGACGGCGATGGGGTAGTTTGCGTAGATGGGCAGTCCGGCGGGCACGAGGATGGTTTGGTTGCAGTCGTCGAGAATGTGCGTCGGATCAAGTGTGACGGCGGAGATGAGGCAAAGGTTCTGCGCGACGCCGGTGCTGTTGGTCCAGGTGAAGACGGCGGCGGAGGCGGTGGGTGACGTGTTGACGACGCTGCCGGAGGTGGTGCTTCTGGTGACGCCGTTCAGGACGAACTGCAGCAGGATGGTGGAGGCGGGTGTTTCTTTGTGTGCCAGCCCCGACAGCGTGGCGGTGAAGGTTACGACGCCGCCCGGAAGCAGCGCGGAGGAGGCGGCCGACACCAGGTATCCGGTGGCGGAGACGCTGGAGCTCGCGACGAAGTTGCTTTCGACGGGGATGGGGTTGAGCACGATGGCGTCGGCGTCGCAGTCGTCCACGATCCACGGCGCTCCGGGCGCGACGGGTGCGGACGGCGTCAGGGTCGGTGCGGAGAGCGTGCACAAGTTGATGGCGCTCGCGCCCGTGTTGGTGTACGTGAACACGATGGCGTCCTGGCTGAACGTGTAGTTGACGGCGGTGAACAGGTTGAAGACGAGGCTGAACGCTGGCGCTCCCGTTTGTTCGTAAATGGGCGCCGTGAATTCGAGGGCGGCGGTGGCTGTTTCTCCGGGCGCGAGCGACGAGGTGGCGGCGGAGACGACGACGCGGTGCGTGTACGTGGGCAGGATCGGGAAGGATTCGGTGACGGGGAACACGGGCGGGAAGTCGACCGTTTGCGCGCACAGGTCGGTGAATCCGCTCTGGTTGATGCGGTACGTGGAGACGGAGCACAGGTTGAGCGTGTACACGACGGGCATGGTGTAGCTCGCGACTGTGTCGGTTCCAGCGATGGTGGCGACGGTGGACGTGAAGGCCACGTTGAGGGCGAGTCCGGTGTACGTTCCGGCGACGGGCGCGGAGAGCGTGACGAGTGCGCCGGCGATGGAGACGATGAGTGCTCCGTTGATGGGCAGCGGTCCTGCCACGTCGCTTTCGAGCGTGAGTCCGACGGCGAGGTATTCGCTTCCTTGCGTGACGGTGATGACGTTGGTGGTGTCGACGGTGTTGGTGACGACGCGTCCGGTGACGAGCATCGTGACGGTTTCGGTGCCGGTCACCACGGTGTCGTTAAAGTGCGTCGTGAACTGCACGGTGTCGTTCTTGCGCACGAGGTTGGACACGGCCGACACCGTCAGGCTGGTCATTTCCGTCAGCGACAGCGGGAAGTTGTGCGTCGCGCTGACCGGGTACGCGATCACGACGTTGGCGTCGCAGTCGTCCACGATGTTGGTGGAGAAGGCGTAGTTGGTGGCGGTGCAGAGGTTCAGTGGCGATGCGGTGTTGTTGGTGTACTGGTAGTATATGGTGTCGTGGTCGATGCTGGTCATGTTGGCGACGGCGTTGACGCTTCCGTTGAGTTGGAAGGAGAGCGTCAGCAGCGACGCGGGCGTGGCTTTGTAGACCCAGTCGGAGAACACGGCTGCGAAGGTGCAGGAAACGGTCGGATCCAGTCTGGACGCGGCGGCGTTGAGCGTCAGGCTGTTGAGCGTGGTGATGCTTTGCGGGTACGCGAGTCTGTTCCAGTCCAGCGTGAAGGGCACGGGCGTCGGCACCGTCACGTTGTTCAGGTTGCAGCTGTCGTACACTGTGTTGGCGTCGACCACCTGCATGACGTCAATCGTGCAAAGGTTCACGGGCGCGAGCGTGTTGTTGGTGAACGTGAAGACGGCGTCGTGCGACCCGTCGTAGACTCCGTTCGTGACGTTGTAAAGCACGGCGTCCTGGCAGGCGGTGCACGAAAGCTGCAGCGTGGGTCCGGAGCCTCCGTTCAGGTGCACCAGGTCGCTGTAATTCAGTGTGATGGTGGCGCTCATTCCGACGGGCAGGTAGTTGTTGCGCGGGCTCCAGATGATTGCGCTGAGCAGTTGCGGCTGCGTGTAGGCTCCGAAGCTTTGCGTCAAGGCTCCGGCGGCGACGGCGAGGTTCAGTTGCGATCCGCACCTGTCCTGCAGTGCGTTGGAGGGCGTCATGTTGAGTACGGCGTTGCGCGCGCTGCAAAGGTTGTACTGTTTGTAGGCGTTGATGGCGACGGGGCTGCCGGTGACGGTGGCGGGTGTGTTGGTTTGCAGCGTGATGACGTTGGTGCTGTTGTCAATGTACGCGACGGTGGTTCCGGATGCGAAGCCGGCGGCGTTGAGTTTCTGTTGCACCTGCAGTGCGGGCGGCAAAGAGCCGGAGACGAGTACGGTCATGCCGCCCGGTTGAACGGTTCCGTTAAAGGTTGCGACGGCGGCTGCGTTGTTGGTGACGCTAAAGTTGACGACGTATCCGTTGGCGTTGACGTTTGTGTAGGTGGCGGTGAGTGTGTCGTAGTACGTTTGTGCGACGGGTTGCGCCTGGAAGGCGAGTGTGAAGCTGGATGGCGCTGTGACTTGGGCGACGATGTCGTCGAAGGTGGCGCTGATGGTTGCGTTGCTGGACACGAACAGTACGTTGTCGGCGGACTGTACGAGTACGTTGGTGACGCTGGCGAGCACGTACGCGAAGGGTGCGACGGGGAACGCGGGCGTGACGGCTGCGACGCTGGCGTTGACGGGTGTGTTGCATCGGTCGGTGAAGTTGCAGACGGAGTTGCTGATTTGCAGCGTGCACAGGTTGTAGGTGGTGGCGATGGGTATGTTGTTGGTCCACGTGAAGCGCACAGTGTAGTCGTTGGGCATGGAGTTGTACGCGACGGGCAGCGTGGCGATGTTGATGGCTCCCTGCACCTGCAGCGCAAAGGCTTGAGCGAGCAGCGTGGGTGTGTCGACGGAGGGCGCGATGGCGTCGTCGTACAGCAGGTCGACGGTGAGTGTGTCGTTTTGCGCCAGTCTGTCGTTGTTGCTGGAGGAGGATTTTGTGACGGAGCTGACGGTGGCTGCGACGTAGGATACGTATCCCGGGAAGTGCGGTGCGACGAGTGTGTTGTTGGGGCTTTGGTTGCATCGATCGGTGTAGCTGGCGAGGTTGAGTGCGCTGAGTTGCAGCGTGCACAGGTTGAAGGTTTCTGCGTTGAGATTTTGTCCGCGGAAGGAGAGCAGGTAGTTTCCGTCAAAGTTGTTGAAGGGGCAGTTGAGTGTGGTGATGCTGCTGGTGTTGCGCAGTGCGTACGCCTGAGCTGTGATGGAGGGTGTTCCGTTGTTGAAGATGGTGTCGTCAAAGAAGATGTCGAGTTCGAGGTAGGCTGCGTTGGGCAGTCGGTCGGTTCCGTTGCTGCTGCGTTTTTCGACGCTGGTGATGGATGTGTTGACGACGTTGCTGAGCAGTACGGGTGTGTTGGGCAGCGTGGTGTTGAGTGCGTTTCCGCACGCGTCAATGTAGTTGGTGTTGAGGTTGGCGAAGACGAGGCTTCCGTTGGCGTTGGCGGGCGTCTGCACGCACAGGTTGAAGGTGCTGGCGGTTCCGTTCGTGTACGTGAATCTCAGCGTGTAGGCGTTGAGCAGTGCAAAGTCGGCGGCGGCGGGCGACAGGTTGCTTCGCGACAGGCTGCGCAGTGCGTACGCCTGTGCCTGCAGCGTTGCGTTGGCGGGTGGTACGGCGGGGTTTTGCAGGATGTCGTCAAAGGCGACGTCAAAGTACGCGACGTTGGTGGGTGCGAGTCGGGAGGCGTTGACGGAGGCGTTGGTGACCTGCAGCGTGCTGACGGTGGTGTCGACGTAGACGAAGTTGGAGCTCGGGAATGCGGGTGTGACGCTGGCGATGTTGTTGTTGAGCGCTCTGCCGCATCGGTCGGTGCACGCCGCGACGACGAGGTTGCTGAGCGCCAGCGTGCAAAGGTTGTAGGTGGGTCCGGAGGAGGTGAAGGTGAAGCGCACCGTGTAGTTGTTGGGTTGCGTCGCTGCATTGTAGTTGAGTATGACGGATGTGTTGGATGTGTTGCGCAGGATGCGTGTTTGGGCGAGCAGGGAGGGTGTTCCGCTTTGCAGGATGGCGTCGTCGAACTGCACGTCGATGACGGCGGTTTGTGTGTTGTAGACGCGGTTTTGCGTGTTGGGGATGGTGTCGCTGTATTTGACGATGGTGCTGACGGTGGTGTCGACGTAGTTGAACCCGGCGGAGGGGAAGGTTCCGGTGCTGTTGGGCAGTGTGTTGACGACGGCTCGGTTGCATTCGTCGAGGTAGTTGGATGCGAGTGCCGTGGTTGTGTTCATGTAGAGAGTGCAGAGGTTGTAGGTTTGCGGTGTGTTGTTTGTCCACGTGAATCGCATGGTGTAGGCGTTGGGCAGCGACGCGAAGGTGAGTGGCAGGGATGTGGTTGTGGTGGCTCGCAGCGCGTATGCGTTGGCGTCGAGTGTGGGTGAGGGTCCGTTGGCGACGATGACGTCGTCGAAGGCGACGTCGATGGTCAGCGTGTTGGTGGTGGCGAGTCTGTCGTTGGAACTGGAGGAGGACTTCGTGACGTCGCTGACGGTTGTGTTGACGTAGACGGTGCCGGGCGTGAAGTTGATGGGTGCGGTGCTGACGTCGTTGGAGATGGTGGCTCCGCACAGGTCGGTGAAGGAGATGGAGAGCGACACCATTTGCAGCGTGCACAGGTTGTAGGTGTTGGCGCTGCCGTTGCTGGCTCGGAAGCGCACGACGTTGACGTCCTCCGTTTCGGACGGCGACGGCGGCACGTAGGTGAGCGTGATGTTGTCGTAGGAGGCTGCGGATTTGAGCGCCTTGACGCGCACGACGAGTACGGGCGCCGCGAAGGCTCGGCTATTAATAACATCGTTGTAAACCAGGTCGACGGTGAGTGTGGCGGACGGCGTGAGTCGGTTGTTGCCGGTGCTGGCGCTTTTGACGATTTGGCTGACGTAGGTGGTGGCACCGACGTAGGCGTTGGTTCTGGAGTAGGATCCGATGATGACGGCTCCGGAACTGGTGTAGATGGCCATGGAGGGCGACACGATAAAGTTGGTGATGACGAGCGTGCAGAGGTTGATGGGGTCGGCTCCGTTCGGTCTGTCGTACTGGAACGTGAGTGTGTTGGATCCGGTTCCGGCGGCGTAGTACGCAAGAAGTCCGGTTTCGGTGACGCCCTGCGACGTTTCGGCTGAGAATTGGATTTGCGTATCGTATAGGTTCGGTTGTGCGTACACCGTGTTGACGTCGGCGGTGGTGTTTTGCGAGATGGAGATTTGCGTTCCGACGACGAATTGGACTTTTGTTCCGGGTCGGATTCCGTTGCCTGACAGGAAGGCTCCGACGGCGGGTGCGGACCCGGACGTCAGGGTCAGCGTGCTGGTTCCGCTCGTGTTGGTGACGCCGAGGGTGGTGCCCTGCACCGTGACGTTGGCGGTGAACGTTGCGTAGAACGGGAAGGAGGATGTGAGCGACGGCGTGGCTGCGTTGGCGACGGTGATGCTTTGCAGCGCCGCCACGACGGCTGAGCAGTCGTAATTTTGCACGATGCTGCTGGAGCTGAGATAGGTTCCGGACCCTTCGGGTACGATCACTTTGACGTTGCACACGTCTTCGATGTAGGGCGAACCCGTACCGTACGAAAAGTAGTAGTTGGTTCCGGCGCAAAGGTCAATCAGTGCGGTGGACGTGTAGGTCCATGTCAGCGAAAGCGCCGCGACGCTCGAAGAGATGAGGACGGCTACGTTGGAGCCTCCATAATTGATGTTCAGGTAGATGTCGCCTCCGTTGTGCGAGAACACCGGCTGCGAGAAGTAGGCGGTGTAGGTTGCGGTCTGTCCTGTGTACAGGAAGCGGATTCCGGGGTCGGATACGTTGTTAATCACCAACGAGAGCAGCTGCGTGGCTTGCGTGTTGAGGGTCGGTGTGGACATGCCGGCGACGCTGACGCTTTGACCGCACGGGTCTTTGACGTTGCCGTTGGAAAGTACGAATGTATTTGTATTATCAAAGTTGCTGCTTCCCGCCGTGTTGGTGAGTTTGAAGTTTAGTGTGTTTGCGCCGGTGATGAAGGCGGAGTTGGGTGCGGACACGTTGCCTCCGGTCACGGTGGCCGTCGTGTTGAGGTTGACGGTGATGGTGTTGTTGGCGACGTTGGTCACGGTGGTGTTGTTGGCGATGCCTGTGCCGACGAGCACGTATCCGACGGCGGGTTTGAATCCGGAGATGAACGTGAGCGTGTTGCTGTTGTTGGCAAAGTTGGCAACGAAGGCTCCATCTTCGGGAAGCGCCGTGAAGTTGGTGGATCCGCCGACTTGGAACGTAAGGTTCGGCTTCGTGTCGGCGTTGCTGATGGATACGACGTCGCTGAAGGGCAACGCGAATCGCACAATTTGCCCGTCGCGCACAAGGGTGTCGCACGTTTGGTACGTCGGCGAAACGACCGTGAGCGCCGAGTACGAGATGTAGGACGGCGTGAAAACGAGCGGCGTGTTGACGACGTCGCGAGTGCACGGATCGTACCATGAGCAATTGTAGTACCATTGATACATTGTGCAAACGTTGTAGGTACTCCCATTGTTTGGTACCGTCCACGTGAATCGAAGTACGTTTGGCGCTATTTGCCCTGTGAAGGTTGTGAACATTGCATTAATGGTTGTTCCGCCCTTCTTCTTGATGTAAAGCGCAAAGTCTGGATTCGCTCTGCCGCCGCCGTCGATCGTGTCCGAGTAGGCAAAGTCGATGGTGACTGTGTTCGGAGATGTCGCGTATTGCGTACCGGAGCTGCTCGTCACCGTGATGGACGAAATGTTGGTGTTGGCATAAGCGTCAAACTGAACCGATGTGGGTTTCGGTGTGTAGTTGATGCGTACGGGTGCAGACGCAGCCGCGGTGGTGCTAGGTGCGATGGCAAGATTGGGGGCAGTGTAAGTCAGAGATATAGCTCCTGTCGCGATACCAGGACCCGAAAGAATCGAAAATAGTGGCGGAATCTCCCCCGCCTTCACGCTGAGACTGTTGGCTCCGCTGGCAAAGGATGCAAGGAAGTACCACGACTGCACAGTGTTGCCGCACCGGTCCTGCAGCGAGTTGGGTGTGAGCGTTCCGGTGGCGAAGGTGCACAGGTTGTACTGATTGGTGTCGCTGCCCGAAATTGTGTATTCAAAGTTGAGCTTGCTGTAGCCTGCGCCGTAGGCATACCGTGTGCCCGTAAAAGCTACACCCGTCTGCGGTGTGTTGTAGGCTGGAGTGACCGTGAATGTGCTGCCTGACACGCTAGCGACATTCCGCACACCCGTAGCTGCACTTGTAATGTCGTTGCCGACCGTGGGCATGGATCCCGAAGTGACGGTGAAAACACCTCCGCTCGAAATGTTTGCCACGAAGTTGTAGTTGGCGTAGACGGGTGTGCCGAGGTTGACAGCGGTGGCGGTGAAGGTTGTGGGCGACGTGGATTTGAGTGCCTTGAGTGTGAAGCTCAGTGTGGCTGCCGTGGAGTTCATTTGCAGCGCTCCGGTGAATTCGAGTTGCAGAATGATCTTGGAGTTGGCTCCGACGATGTTGTTGTTGGAGCTGGATGCGACTCTGTATGCTGTGCTTCCGGACGTTTTGGGTGCGACGGGATTGACGGCGTCGAGGTAGTTGGGTGCAGTCCATTGTGTCGTGGTGGCGTTGTTGAGCGTCAGTGTCGTTCCGGACACGACCGTGACGAACGAGTCGCTGGGGATTCCGGATCCGGTGACGAGTTGTCCGACGGTGGGCACTGTGCTTGCTCCGGACGTGACGGTGATGGGTGTCGTCACGCCGCTGTTGAATGTCGCGTAGAACGACTTGAAGGACTTGATGGGGTCGACGCGGATGTACAAAGGGGATGCGAGAGTCATTTGCAGCGTTCTGTCGATGGTGATGGTGCTTCCGGAAACCGCCTTGACGATGGCGGTGTTGGGGTTGGTCAGGCCGGGTTCGACGACGACCATCGACCCGACGGAGGGAATGACGACGTCGGTATCGGCGGAGTTCCATACCCATGTCATCGTGCTAGTTCCGCTGGTGAATGTTGCATAGAAGTGCTTATTTGCAATCGTCGTCAAAGGCGCGTTGTTGCAAAGGTCAATCAGGGTCCCGTTGCTGACGGCGCTGACGTTGGCGGTGCAGGCATTGTACACGTTCAAGCTGTTGGGGTTGGTGTATGTGTACGTGTAAATGCTGCTGTATGTGTTGGCGGCATTTACGAGGGTTGCCGTGATCGAAGTCGCTGTGTTGGAGCTTTCTGGCTTGATGGTGAGTGTGATGGATGGCGGTGTGGTTGTGTATTTGACGACGTCGTTGTAGTACAGCGTGACTGTGAGTATTTGACCGTCGGCCAGCAGTTGCGACCCGGAGTTGGTGGTGTAAGTGATGTTCGTGATGTAGGTGTTTTTGATGGTGAACATGTTGTTGAGATTGTAAGCATCGATAATGACTTGCGTGGAGTTGGAGGATGTAAGTAGGGCGGAAGATTTTTGGAAGACCTCGATGACGGGGCTTTGGTATTGCAAGGAGCAGGCGTTGACGGCGACGCCGGTGCTGTTGATGTAGGCGAGCGTCATGTTGGTATCGGTATTCATCGTCACGAAGTTGGCGTACAGCGGTCCGTACGTCAGCCCGTCGGATCCCATGACGGAGATTGGTATGCGAATGTAGTTTCCGCCCGAAACGTTGGCAGTGACGTTTGCGCTGAAGACGGCTCCGAAGTTGATTTGACCTCCGTTCGGCACGACTGCGGAGGCATTGACACTCATGGGCGTCGGAACGGTCAGAACATTGATGATTTGGAGTTCGGCGGCGACGCCGGTGCAGTCAAAGTTGCGCACGTACAGTGCCGCGTTGATGTACGGGCTGCCGCTGGGAACGGGTGCGTCGACGCCACAGATGTCGCGCAGCTTGGCGTTGCCGGTGTTGGTGACGTACGCATTTGTGATGGTGCAAAGATCGATGTCGTACGTGGGCGTGAACGTGAAGGTAACAGTGTTGCTGTAGGTGGCGTCGTTGTTGGTGAGTGTAAAGTTTTCGGTCGGCGTGTGTGGGACGTTGAAGTTCAGTTGCGTGACGCCGGGTGTGGGTCCGACCTGCACGGTGGCGACGGGTTGCGTGAAGGAGAGCGAAAGGGTTGCGGTTTGCGCGGCGTACAGGTATCGGGAGTTGGGGGTGGTTACGTTGCTGATGGTGAACGCCACGAGTTGTGTGTTTTCGACGGAGGTGGTGTAGGTGTATCCGTTGAGTGGCAGTATGGTGTTGTCGAGTGCCGTGGCGCACGCGTTGCGTACGACACCGTTTCCGGTGACGCCTCCGGAGGTTGCGAGGACAAAGTTGTCGGGGTGCCGCGCGTCGATGACGCCGGCGGTGTCGTTGGTCCACTGATAGTGCAGCACGGAGGCGGCGGTAATGAAGGATTGTCCCGGTATGGCGCTTTTCACGGCGGTGCGTGCGGGGGCTGTTCCGTTGAACACGAACAGCATGCTGCTGTTGGTGCCGGTGCTGGTATCGAAGGTGAGCGTGTTGTCAAAGGTCATGGTGAAGTACACGACTTCTCCGGGCTGCAGAAGTTGCAGGTTTCCGGTGGAGCATGTGCTGACGTTGACGTTGTCCAGGAAGGTGTTGGTGTTGGTGGGTTTGGTGAGCGTGGGGATTGGCGTGTTGACGATGTTGGCGTTGCAGATGCCGGTCCAGTTGGACGTGCTGATTCCTGAAACGGTCGCCGTGCAAAGGTTCCACGACTCGGTGAGTGTGTTGATGGTGACGTTGCCGCCGGAGGCTGCGTTGGTGGCGGGCGCGATGGTGACGTTGCTGCCGCTGACGGCGATGACGTGTGTGTCGGGCGCGAGTCCGGTGGCGGTGATGGTGGCGCCGACGGTCGGCGTCGTGCCGCTGACATAATTGATCGTTTGCGCGGCCGCCGAAAAGCTGCCCACGAATGTGGTGCTGGGAACGGTGTACGAGAAGCGCAGCTGGTTGGCGGCGGTCTTGGCGCTGTAGGAGAGCGGCAGGCTGTAGGTGGCGGTTCCTTTGGCTTTGGCGGCGGCGGCGCTGATGGTGGGTGTTCCGGAGTTGGTATTGACAACGTCGGAGTAGGTTACGTCCGCCAAGATGCTGGTGCCGGAGCTGCTGATCGCGATGGCGGTCGGTGTGACGTTGGCGACGGCTGGGTAGTTGAGTGCTGGCGTGGCGCTCGCAAGCGGCGTGGTGTTGACGCTTTGTTGGCATCGATCCTGCACGGTTCCCATGGTTAACGACACAAATTGGAAGGTGCAGAAGTTGTACTGCGTGGCTCCGGCCGGCATGACGTAGGTGAAGTTGATGTTGTTGGTGGCGGCGGCGTAGGAGTACGCGCCGGCGTTGACGGCGGCGTTGAGTCCGGCGCACGTGACGGAGAAGTTGGTGCTGCTGGTGGTTCCGAGTGCGTTCAGCGAGAAGGTGAGTGTGGGGAAGGTGGAGGCCGTTTGCAGCAGTGCTCCGGTGCAGGTGACGGAGGCGATGACGGTGTCGTTCTGCGTCACGATGTTGTTGGAGGAGGAGGATGCGACGGCGGCGGCGATGGCGTTGGCGCTGACGGCGGCCTTTGTTTGCGTGTAGGTTGGCGTGATGGCGCTGATATTTGTGTTGACGGCGTTGCCGCAGAAGTCCAGGTATCCCGTCGCCGTGAGGTTGTTGGTGAGTGCGAGCGTGCAAACATTGTAAGTTGTCGCTGGCACCGTGTTGTTGGTCCAGCTGAAGTCCATGTAGTTTTGGTTGACGGCGGTGATGGTGAAGGCGATGCCGGTGGGTGCCGTCATGAGGTTGCTTTCGGCGACGATGTTTGCGGAGATGGTGGGTGCGGGCGATCCGTTGGTGGCGATGACGTCGCTGAATGTGACGCGCAGCGTGATGGAGTCTCCGGTTTCGACGAGGTTTTGCGCGGCGGGCGCGGTGTCGACGGTTTGAATGGCGATGGCGCTGACGGATGTCGTGGCGATGGTGGTGTACACATTGGTGCGCGTGTAGCTGTCGATGACGACGGGCAGGTTGTCGACGTTGACGAGCGCCGTCGCTTTCGGGCTGGCGACGACGGCGGGGTCGCTGAGCGTGACGGTGCACGCGTTGACGCTGACGCCCGTCGTGTTGGTGTACATGAACGTGAGTGTGTTGGTTCCGGAGCCGGCGCTATAAGACACGTTGCTGGCGTGCGTGGCGCCCGTTTGCGTGTCCCGCACCTGAATGGGAATGTAAACTTCATCTCCGGGGTTGGTTCCGACGTAGACGTTTTGCGAGAAGGTTACGTGGAATTCGATGGTTCCGGTGGTGTTGGGTACGACGGTGTTGGCGGTGCTGACTTCGATGCTTTGCAGTTGAGCGGCGGGAACTGTGCAGTTGCCGCTGAACCCCTGTGTGACGCTGGCGATGTAGCTTCCGGAGCCACCGGGCAGCGGAAGCGTCACGCCGCACACGTCCTGCACGCTTCCCGTGACGTACAGATTGGTGATGGTGCAGGCGTCGAGGTCGTGCGTGGCGGTGAATGTGAACGCAAGGGACGTGTCGTAGGCGGTGGCACCTGTGATGGTGTTGGAGGTGATGTTTTCGGTGGGGTCGGCGGAGGCTTGTCCGTGCAGTGTGGCGGTGTAGGTGGCGGGAACTCGCACGGGTTGCGAGAAGAGCATGGTGAGGGTGGCGGTTTGTCCGGCGACGATGAAGCGTGATCCGGTGGAGGTGGTGAGTGTGTTGGAGATATTTGCGGTGGGTACGGTTGTCGCCGAGAAGGAGGAGGGCGCGGCGGTGCTGATGGTGTTACCGCACGCGTCGGCGTAAAATCCGTGCGTTGCGTCGTTGACGAGTGCGATGGAGTACAGTGTGCTGGCGGTTTGCGTGCCGCCGGATGTGTTGGTCCACTGGAAGTGCAGCACGGAGTTGTCTGTGAGGAAGGTGGTGTAGGCGTTGGGCACGGCGGTGAAGGTGGTACCGGCGGGTGCGAGTTTGAACGTCATGTTGGGGCTTCCGGAGCCGGCGGTGTACGTGACCGTGTTGTCAAAGGTGAGTGTGAAGAAGACGGTTTGGTTGGGCGCGATGGTGGGTGTGGTGCACGACGCGATGTTAAGGTCTGTGCAATTGGTGGGTACGTTGATGGTGGCGGAGACGGTGACGGCTGGTCTTGCACTGTTGTCGATGCTTGCGTTGCAAAGCCCCGCGTACGAGGCGGAGTTTACGGTTTGCACGTTGAGTGTGCAAAGGTTCAGTGCGACGTCGCCGCCTCCGAGCGTGTAGGAGAATCGGATGGTTCCGTTGGATCCGAGTTGCGCTCCGTTCAGTGTGCCGAGGCTGGAGTAGGTGGTGCTCTTGACTTGTTTCATTTGCGCTTGAAGCGTGGGTGTTCCGGCAACGGTGCCAAATACGTCGGAGTATCCAACGTCGATGTAGATGGTATCGCCGGCGAAGGCGACCGTCTTGTTTTGGTTGGTGCTGGCGGTGATGGATGTGATGGTGAGTGTGGTTCCGTTGGGCGAGAACGGGTACGCAAGCGCCGCGGTCAAGGGTGTGTACGTCAGCGTTTGTCCGCATCGGTCGCGCGTGTCCCCAAAGTTGATGCCGCTGACGGCGAACGTGCAGAAGTTGAAGCTGTCGCTGCCGCTGTAGGTGTAGGATGCGTTCAGTCTCGTGGTGGCTGCAGCGAAGGAGTACGATCCAGAGGATACGCTCGCGTTGAGTGCAGCGACATTGACGCTAAAGGGCGTTGCGCTGCTATCCTTGAGTTTGTTCATGGTGAAGTTGATGGTGGGCAGTGCGGATCCGGAAGGCAGAGCGATGGCTCCGTTGAAGTCGACGGAGATGAGTATGACGGCTCCGTTCGAGACGACGTTGCTGTTGGAGGTGGCGACGGTGTTTGCGTCGGCGTTGACGGCGGTGCTGGTGATTTGTGTGTGCGCGCCGGCGTACGTTCCGGCGATGGGCACGGTGGCTTCGAAAGCAACGCTCGCGCTGTCGAGCACGCCGGAAAGGTTTGTGAGCGACGTCACCGTGACGTTGCATGCGTCGACATCATAGCCCGTGCCGTTGGTGTACGTAAACACCAGGTAGTTGGATGCGAAGCTGCTGTACGAGAAGGATACGTTGGTTGTAGTGGTGAGTGGATCCTTTTCGAGTACGACGGTTCCGGACGCGGTGGGTGGGGAGTTGACGGCGGCGATGCTGTCGGTGGCGTACACGCGCAACGTGGCGGTGCCTCCGTTGGGTATGAGTTGCGACGAAGCGGATGTGGAGACCACCGTCATGCTGTTGAAGGTTGCGGGTGGGTTGGTGTAGCTGATGACCAGCGTGTAGTCGTCGATTTGAGCTGGCAGTCCGAAGCTGTTGGCGATGGCGTTGGCGGGCGACACGGTGATGATGGTGTTGTTGAAGCTTGCGAGCGTCACGTTGATGCTGTTGCCGGTGTTGTTGGTGTAGCGGAAAAGCAGCGTG